ATCCTCCCTAGATTTGTGCAGGCGTCAGCGCTCCGCCAGGAGTGGGCCGGTAGTAACAGGTGATCGCCCAGACCGCGCCCATGCCCGCCGCCGAATTGCCGATCTTCAACGCTTGGCCGGCGGTGATGGGGATGCCGTCCGGGCCGAAGTCCCAGTGGATCGGCCCGAGACCCGGTGACGCTTTGGACTTGGCGTACACGACCGGCGTCCCCGCGTCGTCCTGCAGCGTCTGGGTCGCGGCGTTGTCGGTCGTGACCGAGAGCAGGGCTTCGAGGATGTAGATCGTGTAGCCGGTCTTGGCCGCCAGAATCGTCCGCGGCGCCCCCGACAGATCATCGGTCGTGGCGACCACGGATTTCTCCGTGGTCCCCTGGTACCGATTGAGGTTGATCGTCGCCTGATCGGACATGGCTTAGCTCGGCTGTGCCGTCGAGACGCCGCCCGTGTGGAAGTTCGAGACCCAGTGGAGCGCCGTGGACACGAGGTTCAAGCCGCTGTTGATTGCGGTCGGGAACCGGCAGTTCGTGACGATCCCGTCGTTGCCGTTGTCGTCGTTCAGCGAGATGTACTTGGTCGGCGCCGTGCCGCCTTCGAGATCGTCGAACGTGCAGTCTTCGATGTCGAGGTTGCGGAACCGGATGCTGACCGTGCCGCCCGCTTCCTCGAACGCGGCCGCGGTCAGGTTGTGGAACTTGCAGTTCCGGAACCGGGCCTGCGTGACCGCGCCGAAGTCGGAGGCGGTGAGCACGACACCGTTCGTGCCCCAGCAGAACTCGCAGTCCACGAACAGCGCGTCGGCGCCGTCGCCACGCGTGCCGGCCGCTTCTTCGGCGACGGTACCAGGACCGAGCACGAGCTGGGTCAGGCCGCCTTCGAGCTTGCAGCCGTAGGCACGGAACCGCGCGCCGGTCACGGTGAGTGCGACCGCGGAGGTTTCGTCTTCGCCCGCGCAGCCGATGTTGACGATCGTCACGTCGTCGGCGTGGACCGTGAGGCCGCTGGCGTCTTCGGTGGACGGCTCGATGAAGACCGAGCCGCGCCCGCCGAGGCCGATGATCTGCAGGTTGTTCATCGCCGCACCGTCTGCGCCGGTACGGCCGACAGTCGGCGACTCGTCGTAGGCGCCGGGCGCCACGAGGATGACGTCACCCGCGTTGGCGACGGCGATCGCGGCGGTGATCGTGCCGTAGATGCCGTTGTTCGGATCGGCCAGATCAGGGATGACGGGAATGACCTTGCCGTCGAGCGTGGACGGGGTACCCACCGGGATGGGCGCGGCGCCGGGCGCCAGATAGAGCTGGCCGGCGACCACGCCAATGCCGGCAGAGGCCCCAGGGACGCCGCGCGGGATCAAGCCGATGTTGCTGAACGCTGCGAGATTCTGTGTCGCCATTGATCTGCTCCTGGCCCGGTCGTGCTGTCGTGTCTTGCACGGTCGCGGGCGAAAATAAGAAGGGGGTCACAGAGACCGAAGCCCCTGCGGCCCCCTCGACACCGTCGAACACCTGACGAGGGAGTCGCGCGGTGAAGCTCGTTACGGGTTGCCGATGATCGCGAACCCTTCGCACCCGTCCGACCCGGACCCGGTACCGCCGTCCGCGGTCGTGTTGCCCTGCATCGTGATGCCGTTCGCAAACGGCTGACCGCTCGGGTAGAGCAGTGCATGCTGATTGCCGGCGCCACTCGACCACACGCGGATCTCAGAAGCCGCGTCCGAACTCGTGGTCGCCGAGTCGGTGGCCTTCGTGAAGGTCGCCGTCGCCGTGACCTTGTTGAGCACGAGCGCGTAGAGCTTGCACGCCGCGTTCGCGATGACCACCTCGGTGGAGCTGAGGTTGTCGAACGGCACGACTTCGAGATCCGGGTTGCCGCCCTGCTGCGCCAGGAACGTCTTCAGCGACTGGAGCAGGAGCTGAATCTGCGGCTTGAGTGAGAGAACGTAGTTACCGACTCGTCGCCATGCGAGGACGGGGTCTTGCGGAGCAATCGCCATCGGAACCTCCAAGCCTCGGCGGTGCCAGCGTTGGGGATCACGGAAGTGTGACCGGCCACCGGGGGCGCCGAGGGAGTGGGCTTACTTCACAGCGCGGGACGGTACACGATTTTGTAATCGAGTGTCAATTTTCGTGTACTTGCCGGCCAGCTCGATGCGGCCTCGGGACGGGGCCGGGACCGGCCGCAGGGGCTGACGCGCGAGGCGGCGCCGCCGTTCGCCTTTGGGGCCGCCTTCGAGGTGGACGTGGCCGGGGCGCCCGAATTTGACGGCGCGAAACGCGTTGGTCAAGAGTGCATCCTGCTCGGCGTCGGCTAGATGCTGCTGCTGGGCTTCAGCTTCCCGTTCCTGTTTCTCGATCTTCTCGACGACCTTCTCGGCGCCACCCTGGAGCCATGTGTCGCGCGCCTGCAGATCGCGAATGATCTTGTTCGAGCGAATCGCCCACGGGAAGACCGCGGCGACCGGTACCGTGCCGTGTTTGATCATCTGCACGGTGTCGGGGTGCTCGTGGATCACCATCGCCTGGAGGCCCAGCCGTGCCTCGCGCCTGACGAGCCGGCAGAGGCGGTACATGTTCTCGATCTGCGACGGCATGATGCGGAGCATCTTGTCGTAGTCGAAGACGAGCTGCTGCCACCAGAGCGGCGGCGCTTCGAGTTTGAGTGGGTTGGGGGTCTTCAGCCAGATCCGCATTACGGCGTCATCGCGGCGACGATCAGATCGAAGAAATTGTTGCGCTTGGCCTTGGTCTCGAATGTCATCGTGAACGGCGCGCACGGCGTCTGCATCTTCACGACGACCCAAAGCTGGGTCTCACCGATCTTCGTCGCGGCGACGACCGCGGACGGATCGACGAGGTTATCGCCGTCGTGGACGCAGGGCATCAGTCGCCGCCCTTTTGGATGAGATCGCGGAAGCCTTCGGTCGGCGCTTCGACGCCGACGCGGCCGCGCGGGAACTGCGTGGCGCGTTCCTCGGTCGCCTGTCGGCTCGGATCGAGCAAGCTGCGGTTGATGCGCTCGATCGGCATCGCCCGGATCACTTCAGCCGGCAGCGCGTCGAGTGGATCGCGCTGCACGCGCTTCGGGTCGCCGGCCGGAATGACGACGCTGATGAGTGACTCAAACTGCAAGGTGTTGGGATCCTCGGACCCCATGAGCGGGTTCTGCAGCTTCGCGAACGGCACGACATCGGCCGTCATGTGCGAGAAGCCCACTGGAATGTCGTACGTGCGGCCGTCCTTGATGGCCTTGAGGGGCCACGGCGCGCGGTTGAAGATTTGCACAATCGGGCCAGTCATAAAGTCTCCCGCTGCTCCCTCGTCAGAAAAAGCACGGGGGGAAGCCGGTCGTCGGCCTCCCCCCGGTCGAGCTGCGACTAGTCGCCGGCCGGGCGCACGATGATGATCGTCTGACCGGTGATGCCGTCCAGGCGCCAGTTCACCGCCGGGAAGCGCATGTGGTACTGGCGACGGATCCGGTACCACGCCTCGAACGCGTCACGCGCGCCCGAGCCGGTGCCGACGCGCACCAGTACCCGGCCGTCCTCGTCCACCCACTTGCCCGGCTCGGACTCGTACTTCACGGCCTCGCTGTTGGCCGTGTCGAGTCCGAAGACCATGTCGAGCGGGAGATCGCGGATGGCCTTGATGGGTACCTCACCCATCGTGAGATCGCCCTGCTGGAACGCGGCCGTGCCGCCATCCGGTCGCTGCGTGGCCGCGCCGATGTACCGGCGGTCGGCCTGCAGGATCGTGATGTAGACCCGGCGGATCGCGTGATGCATGCAGAGCAGGTTGGTTTTGCCGTTGAGCTTCTGATCAACGACGTCGGCCGCCTGCTGCATGACGTCCAGCGAGAGCGCTCCGGTCGCGGCCTTGACGTACGACTTGAACGCGTCGTAGATGTCGCGGTCCACGCCGAAGTAGTTCGTGCGGTACGTCCCGTCATCGACGAGCGCCACGATGCCCCAGAAGGCATTCTCGTAGCTCGTGTCGAGGACGTCGGTCACGCTGTTGTTGGCCGCCTGGACGATGTAATCGCTGTCGGCGACCGACGCGTCGGCGGCCGAGTCGAGCACCACGCTGGTGCCGTCAGCCGAAACGCTTGTGACCTTTCGGATTCCGGTACGGAGCGCGCCTGTCGCCGGGTTGACGAACCCGATGAAGGTGTTCCGCATGATGAACCGGTTGCCGAAATTGTCGTTCGCGATCCCGCCAGGGGCGTCCACGGTCAGCGTGGTCGAACCGGACGGAGTCGCATCATCGACGAGCGCGAGGACGCCGCGGCCGTCCAGCGTCAGCGCGTATTCCTCGCGCCGAGCCAGATCCTTGATCAGCCCGTCCATCTCGTCCTTGCGCGCCTGCTTCCAGGCGTACTCGCCCTTGGACGTGTCGTAGATCGCCTCGGGGGTGATCCGGACGCGGCCCATGAGCTTCTTCTGTCCGACGCGCACTTCGACGTGCCCCTGCGCGCCCGCTTCGGCGAACGCGCCGTCCTCACCCGTGAACATGGGCGAGGTGTTGCGCGAGACGTGCGCCGTGTAGACGGTTTCGCGGCCGCCGTACGGCACGCTCTGCGTCTTGTAGACGTCCTTGAAGGGGTTCTTCTGGTTCACCTGTTCGGCGACGAAGGACTCGTAGTTCTCCTTCAGCAAGCCGTCGATGGTGACTGTGTTGGCACCGGTCATTGGTACTGCCTCTGGTACTGACTACCCGCCAGCGGCCGCGCGACGGCCCGCCTGGAACGAATTCCAGGCCGCATCATGCACCTGATCGGCTGTCAGTGGTTGACCGCCTCCGGCTCCCGCTCCGCCGCCCGCGCCTGCTGCGCCAGCGCCGCCGCCACGGGGCGCACCCGGCAGATTGCGATTGCCGGCGCCCGTGCCAGCGTCACCCGCTTGTGACGCGCGTCGAATCGGATCGAGGAATCCCGAGCGGTACTCGGTGAGAAATTCTTCCGTGAGCTTCGGATCCTGCATCATGTAGCGGTCCATGAGCTTGTCATCGCTCTTGAGCCAGCTCATGAAGCTGTTGCCGATCGAGGCCCGCTGGAAGGTGGAGAGTTCGTTGACGCCGTAGTCCTTCTGGAGCGCCGTGTAGATCGACGTCATCGTCTGATGTCCACGGCTGGCCCAGATGGATTCGTGCGTGGAGGCCAGTTCGGGAAGGCGCCCGAGCAGCTCCGCCGGATCGCCGCCGCGGCTGAGCGCCGAGACGATGCGTTCGAGCGATTGGGCGTGCTGTTCGAGCTTGGCGAGACCGGGGAACACGGTGGCAAAGGTCTCGCGCGCTTCACGAATCTCCGGCGCCACTTCGGGTTCGCGCCCCGGAAAGTTAACGCCGGTCCCGGCTTCGAGCATGCGCCGGTACCGCTCGGCCTCAGCCAAGGCGGTCCGATGCGAGGCGGTCAGCCGGTCGTATCCCGCAATCCGTGGATCGTTCGGGTCGATCCAGTTGGCGCGGCCTCCGAACTCCGAATCGTACGCAAACTGTCGGCCTCCCGCAGCACCCGCACCGCCTGCGCCGGCACCCGCAGGACCGGTACCGGCAGCGCCGGCCCCCGCTCCTGCGCCTGCCGCTCCTGCGGCCGCGCCGGCTCCCGCGCCGGCCCCTGTGGTGGAAGGTCCGCCTTGCCCGCCTGCTGAGCCGGCGCCAGCTCCCGATCCTGCGGCTGCGCCTACACCTCCGGCGCCGGCACCGCCACCAGCGTCCGTGTTGAACAGTTTCTGAAACGTGGGAATACGCATTCGGTGTCCTGCCCTTCGTCAGCGGGGCCTGAGAGCCTGCAAACTGAGGCGGGAGGGTATTACGGATTTGTCAGAGGTGTCAAGAAACGGGCGCGACACAGGTACGAAAAGTGTACCTGTGTCGCGCCGGTACTAGGCGGCTTTGCCGGCGTCGGCCCCGCCGCCCGGCTTGCCGCTTTCACGATTGGAATTGCGGGCCGCACGGCCGGCCCCGACACCGCCACCGTCTCGACCCTGGCCGCCACCCGGCGCGGGGGGCTGCGGGTTCTGCGCTTCGGCCTGGAGCTGCATCTTCGCGAGGGCCGCCATCTCGTGCTCCTGCAGATGCTGCCCGAGCTGCGCGACGATCTGCATGCCCTGCGGACCGGCCATCGCCAGGATCTCGCGCACGCGATCCGAATTCATCCACTTTCGATTTTCTTGAAGGTGAACGTCGTCCTGATGCCAGGGCATGCGAATGAGCGGCATCGGTCCCTTGAAGCCCGCGGCGGCCCAGTCCTCGAAGGCTTGCTGTTCCTGCAGCGCCGATTTCACGTCGGCGTCGAGCGACGGTACCAGCCGCGTCAGGCCCAGCTCCTGCATGATGCCGTAGAGCTGATCGGGGTTCGACGCGTCGATGAGGCCGAGCTGGTTGGCGTGCTCGATAGCGGCGCGGCGACCGAGCGCGGTCTTGGGTACGTTCGAGCCGTCTTCGATAACGATCTTCACCGGACCGTCGAGCTTGGCCTTCTGGAACGTCTTGAAGACCCAGGAGCCGTTCGGCCCCATCGCTTCCTTGACGCGCTCGGCCGGTCCGTGTTTGCGCTCCAGCTCCAACGCCACCTCGTACCACTGTCGGTACGCCAGCCCGCGCGATTTGAAGACCTTGGTGAAACGCGACTGGCTGCGCTCGACGAGAAGCTGCAGCGCCGAGAACGCTTCGACGCCCGAGGGCTTGGCGCCCTTCACGACGTCGTAGGTACCGGCGCCGTCTTCGATGTCGGCCATGTACTGCTGGCGGAGTTTGAAGAAGGCTTCGGGCGGATTCTCGCCGCTGAGCCGTTCGGGCTTGGCGCCCTGCGATCCGACCGGCTGCCATTTGATCACGAGACCCTGCTGGCCGGTGAGGCGCTCGACTTCGGCGCCCTTCGGTTCGAGCCACACGGCGTTGCCCATCCGGTTGACGGCCATCATCACGCTGCTGTCGTTGCGGTTGATCTGATCCTGCTTCCCCAGGATCATGTCGATCGCCGACATGCCGTAGATGCGGCCGCCAATGCGTGAGTAGTTATAGTGAACCCAGGGCCAGAGGGCGGTACCCTCGAAGTTCTTGAATGGAATTTCCGGGCGGCCGCCTTCCATCGACGACGGGACCGGGATCGCGTTCTCGCCTTCGCCGATGAACTGCACGAAGATGCCCTGCTCGAACTGGTTGTTCGGGCGAATCCACAGGTACTGCCGCGTGGCCCCGTCCGTCTCGCCCATGTTGGCGCTGCTGTTCCACTGCTGCGGCGTGATGGGCAGATCAGACTGCACCGCGAGACTGCGGTAGAGCTGGAGCGATCGCTGCTCGGGCGTTTTCGTCCACTGGACGTTCTTGAGCAAGTCGCTGCCGAATTCCGCTTCGAGTTCGTGCCGCGGCGACCAATCGAGATAGATCAGGCGATCGGCGCGTTTGAAATTCGACGCGTAGAGCGGCAAGAGGATTTCGAGCGGAGACGCGACGATCGTACGGCCGCGGCCGAGCACGATGCGCTGGGTCGCCGGGCTGCCGTCCGGGTTCATCGCCGGGCGGAGCGCGCCGGATCCGCAATTCGGGCAACGGTTCTGCGCCTGCTGGATCTGATCGGGCGAGAAGACGCCTTTGCAGAGCTGGCACTGATCAAGCTGCACCATCCGGATGTTGCGCGGATCGTCCTTGTCCCAGTGCGGGTGGAGAAACGCCGAACCCAGGAGGGCCGCCCAGAAGTCCGCGTCGGTCAACACCTCGTCCATCTGGTGCTCGTCGTGGACGAGCGGCGCGATGTCGTCGGCGACTTGTGCAGTCAACACGTTCCTCGGGCGCTGCCCGACCGGGCGCGCGTCGATGCCGGGCGCGATGTCGGCCAGGAGCGCCAGGACGGTTTCGAGGGTCTCGCGGACTTTGTTCGTGACCGGCTTCGGTACCCAGATCGCTTGCCGTACGTCTTGGAAGGTGCGCGAGGTGGGATTCCAGTAGATCCACTGGCGCCCGAGCAGATACATGAGCGCCCGCCACCAGCCCTGCTCGAAGACTTCGCGGCCCGTGTCGCAGAACTCCCGCGTCTTCTTCAGCAGTTCGAGCTGCGCGCGGGGTTCCTTGATCGCCTCGTAGGGGTCTGTCGGGCCGGTACCGGTACCGGTATTGCGCCCGAAGATCCGCTGCGCGACGGCGTCCGCAAATCCCGGCGGTTCGGGGCCACTGTTGGGAGGACCGACGTCGATCGCCATCGCCTGCTCCTATGTCTTCACCGTCTGCTTGTTGACGACTTCACCCGCCAAGCCACCGAATTCGAGCGCATCGGGATCGAGCGGCTCGGACTCGCCAGCCGGCGCGTCGATCCCGTGTACGGCCGCCGCGGCATCTCCCATGTCCTCGAACGTCGCCCCCGGCGGCGCCAGCACCGGCTCGTAGCCAATGTGCGGCGTGGAGATTTTGAGTTCAGGAACGATTTTCGTCAAGAACTGATCGCGCTCGGTCTGCACTTGGTTCAGCCGGGCCATCAGGAGTTCGAGTTTGAACTGCAGCGTCGAGTGACGCTCCTTTTGCTGACCGAGCGCGTGCGCCTGGGTCACGAGTTCACGGCCCTGCGCGGCCAGATGCGCGTCTCGATCGGCCACGAGGCGATCGCGTTGGCTGAGCTGATCGCGGAGACTCTTGATCTCGTCGCGTTGGGTCGCCACGAGATCCCCGAGCTGCGCCCAAACGTGCTTACTGATCCACATAGCTCCCTCGCTCCCTCGTCAGGGTTTCAAAAGCCGGGGTACATGCCCAGCATGGCCTCTTCGTCACCCGGTACCATCGGGTAGGAGTCGCCCATGTCGAGCTGGCGTTCCTCTTCGGTCTTCTTCCGCTCCAATTCTTCGATCCGGCGCATGCGTTCGAGTTCGAGTCGCGTGTTGTCGGGCATGCCGGAGAGATCCCGCGACTTCGTGTGGATCGGATCACTCTTCGGCCGCTCCGGATAGAGCATCAGCGCGTACCGGAGCGCGTCGGGCAAATCGTCGTGCTTCTTATACACGAGTTCCCGGTTGTGGGTCGAGCCGTCGCGCTTATCTTGCTCGGCCCAGCGGTACGACTTCAGCCGCTTGATGAGTTTCGGGCAGCACGAGCGCGGCAGGACAAGGCCCGCCGGGAGCTGACCGGGCTTGTGCTTCGAGGCGATCATCCACGAGGCGACTCGGTTGATGCCGGCGACGACGTCGTTGTCGGCCTCGGTCGTGAAGAGACCGTACATCGCCAGTTCGAGCATGGCCTGGGCCTGCGATCGATCGATACCGACACGGCAGCCGGAGAAGCCGCGGCGCATCTGCTGGATCTCAGCCGAGTGGAGCTGGTAGACGCGGTTGCGTTCTTCGTACTCGCCGACGACGACGAGGCCGCGGGGCGAATGGACGAGATGGACACCCGCGAAGGGGTGATCGGTACCAGGATCGAGGCCCGTGATGGCCGGCCGCGACAGATCGAGATTCGGCCACTCAGGAAAGTAGTGCTTCATTTCCTCGTCGGTACCGGCGATCTCGCAGTGCGGCACGTACTCGCCGTAGATGGCGCCCGTGAAGGTGACGATGTCGGCGAGGTACTCTTGCCGGAACATCAGCTCCGACATCGAGCTGCGCGCTTCTTCGACTTCCTCGGGGTCGATGATCGGGTTGTCGAGCGTCGTGTAGTGGCACGCCCAGTAGCCGGGGCGGCCTTCTTCGGCCGGGACGTAGAACGCTTCGTGGACCCAGTCTTCGCCCTTCGGCGTCGTGGTACCGATGAGAATGCCGCGCTGCTCGGTCAGCGTCGGGCGAATCGTTTCCCAGTGCTTGAGCGTGAGCTTGCAAATCTCATCGATCCAGAGCCAGCCGAGGCCAGGGCCGCGGCCGCGCTCGGGATCTTCGAGCGACCGGAACTGCGTGATCGCGCGATTGGGGAGGATGAGCGTGTATTCGGACTCTGACCAATCGGTGCGCGGGTCGTCGAGCCACACCTGGGGAATCTGTTTGAAGAAGGCCGGCAAGACGAAGTCTTCGAGTTCGGTGTAGGTCGGCGCGCAACACCAGCCAGTGGAGAGTGGTACCGACGTTTCGCGAATCGACGCGACCGCGCCGATGCGGGTCTTGCCGCCGCGGCGCCCGGCACGGAGCAGGAAGCGTTTGAAGCCGCGCTGCCCGCCGGTCTTGCAGATCGGGCAGATCATGGTGGCCGTCGTGCCGTCGTACGGGTGGACCCACTTGTGGCCGGCGGCGCACGTCCGCACCGCGACCGCTTCCATGAACGCGACCTGATACGGATTGTGTTTGAGCGCAACCAGCGGATGCGGGTTGGCGAGTTTGAGACGCTGAACCGCCACGGCAGGTTACGCCGGGCGCGTGAGGGCCTCGGGCTTCAGCGTCTTCTGCTCGACGATCCGCCGCCACATGCGGACGACGGCTTCGGTGCGCGGGCACGGATCGGCGGCCGCGGCGCGTCGAGCTTCTTCGAGATACGTCTGAGCATCGGAGAGCGTCATGACCGCATCGCCTTTCGCAGCCCGCGGACGGCCGCTTCGCGCGACTCTGAACCTGAGCTGCGCTCGGGGAGATCGCGGCCGCGCGAGGTGCGATCGAATTCCTTCACGGTGTCGGCGGTGATGCCCTTCCGACGCGCGGTGTCGGTGTGGAAGAAGCGGCGCTGGGCGTCAGACTTGTACGGCACGGCCTAGCTCCGCGGGCGGGCCTCGCCGAAACGAATCGTGAGGACGCCAGCCGCGCCGCGGATCACGTCGATTTCGCGCGTGTCGCTGATTTCCGCGCCACCGCCTTCCGGCTGCGCGTGGACCGTGACGGCCACGGTGCCGAGCGCGCCGATCGGAGTGAAGATCGCGGAAAGCCCGTCCGCGGCCACGGCCATATCGACGAGCGTCTGACCGGCTGGAAGACTCCAACGCGGCACGCCGACGATCGGGGCCGGGTTGCCCAGAATGTCGGTGATTTCGAGGGTGGCCGGCAGCTCATGCGTGGTCGGAAGGGGGGCGCCCATGCGTTTTCTCCACAGATACCCGTAAGCGTAGAAGCGAATGCGTCGAGCACGGCGGAGCCGACGACGTATCCGCCACCAGTTCGGCGTCACACTACATCGACCCGCCCGCGATCGTCAATAAACCAGGGGTCGTGTCGGCGTCTTCGAGGGCCATGTCGATCGCCATCTTGTCGGTCATGGGCCGGAGCGATCGATACACTTCCTGGCCGTTGCGGAGGTAGGTGACGACGCCGTCGCGGACCATGACGCGCACGAGGGTACCGTTCACCGCCGGCAGCGTCACGCGGATCTCGAAGTTCTCGATGACGTACATCTTGCCGAACGAAATGACGATCGAGTACGCGAAACGCTCGGTGTCGGTCGAAAGGCCGAACTGGCGGCGCTTCTGATCGCGGACAAGGAGTTCGAGATAGCCGGCGGTGGGGTAGAGCTTCAGCGGCGACCGCATGTTGATCATCGGCAGCCGAATTTCGTTGATGACGACGACGGTACTGGACGAGGTACCGACGTTCTGAGCCTGATCGCGCGCCTGCGCGGTCAGCCGATAGCTCATGTTCGGGCATTTCGTCGTGTCCCACTGAAACGACACGTCTACACTGCTGGCGGGCGGCGTGATCGGCACGTCGCGGTTGAAGCTGTCGAGGCAGCTTTGCGGAATCAGGAGCTGCACACCGCGCCGGGGCGATTCGACGACAGGCCAGTTCACGAGCAGGATGGTGGCGACCGCCAGAATGCGAATTTTGAACATGGGATCCTAGTAGAGACGCTGTTTCTCAGCCGTGCGGTACCGTTCCGAGCCGCCGGTTGAGAGTTTGACCGGGCCTTTGGCCTTTTTCGACGGGCCGAGGCGCTCGGGCAAGTCGCCCGTCGTCTCGGCATCGAGCCGATCGTAGTCTTGCTGTGGAAATTTGCCTTCCTGGGTGAGTTTGCGGAGCCGTTCGCGCTCGGCTTGGGACCGGAAGGGCATGACAGCTACAAACCGGGCTGGAGCACGTCGAGAATCGAGCGCAAGACGGTGTCGCGCTCGGCCTGGGCATCGAAGTTCAGGACGATCGGCGCTCCAGCGGGGAAGTAGAGGACGATCGAGAACGTCGCCTGCGCGGTACCGTTGTCGATCGAGTGGATCGCGTGCGCCTCGCGCAGTTTTGCCAGCGACAGGTGCAGTTCTGACGACTTCCCCTTCACCGTCAGCACCTTGTCGCGCATGAGCGGACGGTTCGGATCGGGCAGCGGCACGATCGGTTCGAGTGAGAGGCCCGTGGCGCCGCGCTCGATTTGCCACTGCAGCATCGCGAGGCGAATCTGATCGGCCTCGAAGCGTTGTTCGGCGGTGGCAACGCCGGCCGTCGCTTCGATCCAGCGCTGCACGATGCGCGGGCCGTAGCGGTCCTGGGCGCGCAGAATGAAGACGGGTTCGTCGGGCGCCGTGGTGTTCCAGACGGAGCGCGGATCGTCCTGCTGCTGCTGCTTGGTCATGAGCTGGCTCCTACGATCTCGCGCTCGACGACGTCGGCGTCGATGACTTGCCCGTCCGTGATCTGCTTGGGCTGGGCCGCAGTTCCGTGGATGCTGCCCGCGGCCGAGTGGACCCGTACCTCCTGCCCGTTGGCATCGCGCATCAGCTCGGGCGTCTCGAAGCGCACCACCAGCGCCGGCAGCTCGACGGCCAGCTTGCCTTCCCCTTCGCTGTGGCGCTTGAGTTTGCCGCGGCCCTTGAGCGTCTCGATGGTGTAGTCCTTGTCGCCGGCCAGCAGGCCATGCACGAGGTTCTCGGCGGCGAGTGGTACCGCCGTCTCGTCGAGCATCTGATCGATGGACCCTTCGGCCACGAGGCGGCGGTGCTGCACGAACCACTGCGTCACGGTCGGCGTGGTGACGCCCAGCTCGGCGGCGATCTCGTTCATCGAGTGGCCGGCGGTGAAGAGAGCCAGGGCCTTCTGCGTGAGCGCGCGGCGTTGCTTCGAGCGGCCGCTGACGCCCGGCTTCTTGCGGAGCTGGCGGTCGAGTTCGAGCTGGTTGTCGGGGTTCGACGCGTGGAGCAGCGGGGACGCGCCAAGGTACGTGCGGCCGTTCTCGTCCTCGAATTCCTCTTCGTCGGGCCGCCGATGCGGGTTGAGCTGCGGCTTGCCCTTGCCGTTGAGCTGCGGCTTCACCAGTGGCCTCGCGCATTCTGGACGTCGAGCACGAGCTGATCCATATCCTCGCGGACGACCCGCGCGAGTGAGCCGCTGCGGACGCGTTCGAGATCCTCGCGGCTGAACGTGACAGTGGTCGTGCCCGTGCGACGTCCGACAATGTAGAGCGGGTTGCGCGCCTGGAGCTGCTCGATCGTCGGATGGCTGTAGGCTTCCTTGAGCAGCCCGTCCACCTGGGCTGTCGTTAGACCGGTACCGCGTGGCCGCGGCGCCGCCTTCGGCACGACAATGAGCGCGACGAGTGAGGCGAGGAACCCTCGGCGGTTCATGGCTCGGCCATTCTAACCCGCTTCGGGGCGGGGAGCTGCAGGAGCGTGCGGCCGGTCATGGCGTCGATGACCCGGACCCGCCGATGCCACTCGCGGCGGAGGCGCATGGCGGCAATGGCGGCGTCGTCGAGCGTGTCGTGGTGACTGTCGCTCGACCACTCCCGGTGATGCCCCCGGTCCGATGCCGCCTGCACCCAGTACGGCTTCACGGTTCGAGCCCCACTTCACGCAGCAGCACGTTCCGCATCCACGTCGAGAGCGTCAGCCCGGCGGCGTCAGCGGCCGCCAGCATCACCGCCCGTTCGCCGTCGCGGACCACGGCCGTGACGAGCTTCGAGCGCGCGTCAGGCCGGTGCGCCCGGCTGTGGAAGGGCCGCGGACGGCGGCGCCGGTCCCCCAGGAAGTAGCTGCGGGACGGTGGCGGCTGGTTCGGCGGCAGCCCACCGCGGCCCCCCTCGTCAGGTGTGTCAGGCATGTCAGAAACATTATATCTAAACCCCCTGAAGATCAACACCCTATATATAAAAGGGTAGATGGGTTTCGATGTTTGTTGGTGCGTTGGTGCAAGGTGCGGGAGTGGACAGTGCGCTAGTGCATGGTGCGCTGAACCGTGGTGCGGCAGTGCGCTAGTGCGTTGATGTTTATATGTTATGAGCGGCATTTGGGAAACAGGAAAAATTCTCGGAATGACCCCCCGATTACAATTTCGTAAGCCGGGGGTCGCGAGGGCCTCCCCCCCCCCCGCCTGACCTACCAGGAATGTAATCACGATCACGGGCCTGTCGTTACAAGTTTATAACTATCGCTAACTGTAAGCACAGTATTGTAACCAGGTGATTACAGTTTTGGTTTGGCGCCAGCAGGTAGAGGGCGGGGGGTCTATCACCATGCCGGCCGGGGATAGTTACAAACTTAGGCGCAACATTATAACTATGGCTAACGTCTTAACCTGTATACCTCAGCTCTACCCTAATGCCGATCAGCCTATGTGCCGATAGCTAGATTGAAGACCATGAGCGACTACCACATTAGAGACGACGGCGCCGAGCGCATGATAACCGGTATGCTACTACTTGCAGTACTGGTACTTGCATTGGTAGCCTAATTGATCAAGGATAAGCACATGCTTAACCCTGCCGCCTATCGTTGCCCGACATGCGAAGACGTATTACCGGCTCCGGTTACGCTGCCGCTGACGTTGTTCTACTCAAATGCTACCGAAGGCAGCCGGCCCGTGTGCCCGTCTTGCCATGCCTCCGCAGTAGAGCACGGCAAGCGCCACGCGGACGATCCGGAGCCGGGTGATCTGCTCGAACTGCAGATAGACCTATACGGCCCGGTCTCATTCGACGACTATCAGACGGCCGTGGCGCGCGTGTTCAATTCGGCCGATTACATGGCAACGGGCACACGCCTAGACCGGTTTGGCAACGTCTCGACCACGGCCCGATACTGTGACGACGAAGAAGAACCGGGCTGCCCGGAGTGCATCCGATCGAACGGACCGCACTACACCGGGCCGTGTGTTCACTAACCGGAGGCAGCCATGGCGAAGAGACCGACAAGCCACGCGGACAACCTACGGGCCTTTATGGCGCGGCATGGGTTCGAGCTGCAGGGAACGGGCGGCAATTGCACGGCGCTTGTACGTGTGTCGCCCGATGGGGAGATTGAAGAATTGATCACGCTGCAGCAGGAAAGCGCCGCGCCAGAGGCAATTACCGATCTAGTCCACGTCTCAACCAATAACCGGATCGACGGAGTGCAGGACGATCACCCGACACCGGCCCGCATGTGTGAGATTGTCGCGGCGCTTGAAGACCCGAGCGAAGAGTACGCACTGCTGGATCTACGGCTGCAGAATGGCATCGGGCAGCGTGTGATCCCGTCCGCGTGGCGGGTACGGAGGTAAGCGCCCATGCTCCGCCAATTGATAGCACACATCGTCACGCGCGTGACGCGCGGGCGGTACCGGCTGCAGGTTGTCCACGTTTTCGACGGCGCCGTAATTACCCGTCGAACCCGGACCGGATCGGCCCGTTCCATACTCCGGAGGGTACGCGCATGCGCTTGATCCTTGCCGATACGCTGCCAGGTTTGTTAGTTCCGGCCCGTATGACGGTCTTCGGTACCGTCATTCGGCCCGGCCGGCGGTACAAGCGCTTTACCGAGCTGCAGTACCTACAGGCCGGGTGGAACGGGTGGAACCCGGATCCGGGCATGGAGACCGCCATGGCCAGGCTGCCGGGTTCCGGATCGTTTTATTGGCCGTCCGCGTGGCGTCTCTACCTTGCCGCGCGCCGTCTCATGATCACGGATCCGACAGTCCGCCAGATCAAGCTGGAGACGATCAGTGGGCGGGAGATTGCCCGGATCTATCGGTAGCTAGGTTGTGATATGGTACCGGTAGCGGTACCGCATTGGAGGTACTTATGGTCAGGCTTCGCGGACATGCGGCGTTAGTGGATTGGGTGGAACTTGAACGCCAGGCACACGCCACAAGCGCCAAGATCCAGTACCGCCGGGCACGGTGCGAGCACGGCAAGACGCGCGAAGAGACATGCCGGAGCTGTGAGGGCGGGTACGTGCAGGACACATCCGAGTACGCCAGGCTGCCGGAAACCGTGGCGGCCGTGGCCGTCTCCGACGACGGGTACGACGTGGCATTTATTCAAGGGGGCGGCCGTGGACGCTGATCGGTTGATCGGTTTGGCGTATGTCGCCGAGCGGCGCCATTCCGGGCAATGGTCGCGCGGGTACCGGTTGTTAAGCCGGATCCGGTGGCGGCCAGGCACGGATCGCGCGTCCCGGTTACTGCCGCGCGAAGAATGGCACGGCGCGCGGCAATGGGCGGCGCACTATACGCGGTTTGCCCGTCGTCACCCGAGAGCCTTCTAAGGGGGATCCCATGGCGCGCGAACGTTTCCGCGTAACGTACGACACGGTGACACCGGAGTCCGCCGAGCAGGGGGATTATGCCGATAGCAGCTTCGCTCATCCTGGCGGGTGGAAGTTTGACGCCACCGATCCCGGTCCGCACGATCTGACACTCCGCGAAGCGCTCCGCGCGTGCGGGTTCTACGGCAAGCCGGCGCGCGGCGCGTTCGAGGACGGCGGCCGGGGATTCTATGCGGCCGATAGCGAGACCAATTATCGGACGGGTGAGGATACGCGGTACGCGATCCATCCGCCCGACACAATCACGCCGGCCAGCTACGCGCGAGTGGCGCGGGTACTCGGCGCAAGGGGGCGATCATGAGCGCGTACGCGGATTTCCTGGCCCGTGCCACCCGTACCCACGGGGATCGGTTTACGCCGCCACTGGAGGCGGATCGGTTTGCGCGGTACCTGCACGATTATACCGTCCGCGTCACCGTGGAACGGGTATACCCGAGCGGGGAAACGTGGCGCCGTACCGGGTACATCGGCGTGACGACCGGATGGAGTCCCGCGTTTCTGCTACTCACGCGGATCACAAGTCGGGGATCCTCCGACGTCCTCGGCGCGGGGGATCGGATCGTATCGGTCAAAACACGGAGGGCGCGATCATGAGTGCCACGCGGTACCAGTGTGCGAATTGTGAAACGGTGTACAGCCATCCCGACGACTACGACGGGGCACCGGATGCCGGCATGCCGCCGCCGTTCGAGCTGGAGGTAAAGGATCTCGCCGAGCGCCTGACGCCTGGCGATACGGTGCCGGAGGGACAGTGTCCGGGTTGCGGGGCTATGGTCTTCGAGGTACCCGCCCCGCCCGCGCGACAACCGCGCCAGCGGCGGAAGGCGGTACCGAAGGAACGCCCGGAACAATTCGCGGACGCGTACCACGCTATCGCGCGGGTAAACCATTATCTAATCGGACTGGCGGAGCGTCCGACGACCGAAGAGCTGCAGGAGGCGTACCGGCTCATGGTGGATCGTGACTTGGCGAAGAGCACGACAAGTACCCGCCTAGCGCTGGATCTCATGGAGCACGACGCGCGCCTGTATCACCGGATCACGCTGTAAAGGGGGAGGTACGGAGCCATGAAGTACCAAGATGATCGCCAATTCGAGCCGGCCACCGGAGTCAACGAACATGAGACGCTGCCGATCATTATCTGGGGGCGGGATCGTTTTATGTCCGGCTGGGGGGGCGCCGAAGGCGGCTATAGCTGGGCCGGCTGGGCGTGCCCGTTCGAGGCTGCGGATCGGGTCGAGCGGTGGGTACGGCGCCGCGGGGACATGCAATACGTACGCGTCGGGGGAGACCGCCCGCGCGGCCGCAACGTGGCACACGTCCATGTGTACGCATGCCGGGACGGACACCCGGCGTTAGGGGGTTGATCATGGTCGAAGAGCTGAGCGAGTACGATCGCCAGGCGGAGACGTTCCTGGCCCGGTTTGGGTTGAGCGTTCGCATGGTACACGCGCGAGAACGCCGGCCCGATTGGAAAGACACGCCGCACGCCAGCCCCGATCAGCATTGGCGCATAACGATTGTCAAGAACAACGACAAGCGGCGCCGGCTGTCGTTCGATTTCTGGAACTCCATACACGACACCGAACACGGGATCGCACTGCGCCCGTACAGCGTCCTCGCGTGTCTCGGATCGGACGCGTCGATGGACGAGAACCCGGACGAGATCGCGCGGGAGTTCGGGCCAATGATGCCCAGCCAGGCGTACGCGATTGCCGCGTTTGGCCGGAAGATCCGTACCTTCTTCGGTACCATGCCCGGCGCGCTCGACGCGCTGCAGGAGATCCAATAATCATGAACGTCTTGATCGGGTGTGAATTCTCCGGCATTGTGCGCGAGGCATTCCGCCAGCGGGGACATGAGGCATGGAGCTGTGATCTGCTGCCGGCCGAAGACGACAGCCCGTACCACCTGCAGGCCGATCTCAATTACGTGCTCAATTACCCGGATCGGGTACTCGGCGGGCGCCCGCGATGGATGCGGGATCGCCAGTGGGATCTGCTGATCGCGCACCCGCCGTGTACGTATCTCTGTAACTCCGGCGTCCGGTGGCTGTACGGCGGCAAAGGCACGACGCCGAATCCCGAGCGCTGGCGCGCGATGGAAGCGGCGGCGGCGTTCTTCGGCATGCTGTGGGCGCAGCGGCTGATCCGCATCCCCAAGGTGTGCATCGAAAACCCGATCATGCACCGCCACGCCAGGGATCGGATCTTCGGCAAGACCACGAACGGGACGCAGACGCAGACGATCCAGCCGTGGCAATTCGGGCACCCGGAGATCAAAGCAACGTGCCTCTGGCTGTCGGACACGCTGCCGGCACTCACGCCGACGAACATCGTCGAGGGGCGGATCGCACGAGTGCATCGGGCCTCGCCCAGTCCGGACCGGTGGAAGGAACGAAGCAGGACGCTCCAAGGCATCGCCGACGCGATGGCCGAGCAGTGGGGAGGGTTGCGGGTATGACGCGCTGGCGCTGGCCGAGAGAGTACCGCCGCCGGAGAACGTACGGCATGAACCCGCTCGAAGCGCTCATGTGGTCGCTCCCGACGTCGGTACTCCTGATCCTGGCGTGCCTCTTCACCGCCGGGATCATTGCGGGGATGCTGTGGAGACGGTAGCCGAGCTGCTCACAGGCGCGGCCGTGGTCGTGGGGCTGAACCTCGCGATCCGCGCCGGGTGTTGGACGGTGGAGGTATGGAGGGGGAGACGATGAGCGACCCGAGACACGCGCACGCGTTCGATCCGAACCGGCACGGCTACTGCAAAACAATCGTCGGCGCCGCGCATTGCGGGCTGGGGGTTGACGCGCCGGTACATACCCGCTACCTCGCCGCCCTGGCCCGCGGCGACAGGCCCACCGAGGGCGAGGAGACACCCGAGCAGTGGGCAAAACTGAAGAAGTACATCGAGCAGCAGCGCGACTGGCACAAGCGTGAACGCAACGCGTGCGAACGCGGTACCGAGGAATGGCGTGTGCTCGATGCGTACGTGGACGCGTACAACAACGTGCTGGCGGCTATGTGAACGATCAAAAAGGGGGGACGATGAGGGCCAACGAGGTACGCGACAACGGACGGGTGAAGTACATGGCGCCCAACGGGCGCATCTACACAGGAGTGATCTGGCGCCGGTTGATGAGTTCGGCCCTGGAGGTATGGGTCAAGTTCGACGAGTGGCCGCCACACCTCAAACACCACTTCGGGGCTGACGACAGCCGGCACAATCACGCACTGATGGACATCGAAGATTTGGACGTCGTGCGATGAGCGATCAGCCGCGCGTCTGGAACAAGAAGGATCCCAAGACCCCCGCCGACGCCGTCTACGTGGGGCGGCCGACGAAGTGGGGGAACCCGTTCAAGATCGGCCGGGACGGTACCAGGGCCGAGGTACTCGCCAAATACCGGTGCCTGTTCGCCGAGCTGCGACTGTGGACCGTGGCGCGCGAGGAACTGAAGGGCAAGCACCTTGTCTGCTGGTGCGCGCCGGCTCCGTGTCATGCCGACTTCCTGCTCGAAGTGGCGAACGCGCCACCGGGGTCTGCAATCAAGCTATAGAGAACGTTTACAGCGCACGAGCGCACCACGGGACATTCAAACCCGGCTACCTGTTTAGATATAGGGGATCTTGATCTTATGGCGTCACCGATTCGGCAACACGCCCAGGCACTACTCGGGTTGCGGCGCACGCTCCGCGAAGAGACCGCACGCGAGGCCAAGCGGCGCCGGCAGCGACAGCAGGACGCCCGCGCCAGGAGCGCCGCCCGCGGCCCACGGTGGCGCGGCACGGCCTATCAGGAGCGCGCGGGGCAGGAAGGGCTGATCGCGCGCCTCGGGCTGCCCCTGGCGCCCGTCAGGCGGGCGAAGGCCAGCTTCTGGCACGAGCTGGGACCGCCGCCCGAGTGTCGGCCGGGCGAGTTCGACAAGGCCAAGATATTCGAGCGCCGGGTCATGGAGCTGCTCGACCGCGGCGGGTGGCCGAAGGTGGAGTACATCACGCTCCGCAAGCTGGCGGTCAAGTGGGGACGCCGAGCGCGCGGCGAGGATTTCAGATTTGTCATCGCCGGTACCGCCGCGGGCCGGTTGCCGAAGGAGCTGGATCAGGACGTGCGGGCGGTCCGCGCGGCGAAGGAGGCGGAGCATGGCTGAAGGTTGGGAGGCACGCATGGCGTTTCTTGTGGGGGTGCTTGTTGGTCTCGCGCTATCGCACTGGAGAGCACGCCCGAGCCATCGGGCGCTCCGGTTCTGGCTCTAGTGGCTCGGCGTTTGTCAAGCACAATAAATAGGGGGTTGCATCTGGTACCGGATCGTGTACCCTACACCTCCTTTTCCGTGGTGCGTGTTCAGGTCTCCAGTGCAGGCGAATGGGACACTTTGACGACGAAACGGCTGACGCGGATCCCGGCCCGGTCGAGACCGAAGTCGGCTTTGGGTTGCCGGCCAATGAACGTGAGTACATCATCCCCGCGCAAGACGCCAAGGGCCACAACACGCGGCTGTACTGCCGCGCGCCGCCGGCCGTGGGACGCATGGCGAGTGACGTCCTCCAGAGCAAGAAGTACCCGTTTCGGACGATGGGGGATCTCGTGCGCTGGTGCATCGTCACCGGCACGAAGCGGCTGGCGTCAGGCAAAGGGATCAAGAGCGTCACGGCCCAGGCCGATGCGATCATCGACATCTTGCGCGACGAAGTCTTCCAGCTCGACTTCTTGGAAGTCTTCAACAACCTGCGGTCCGTCGTGGACTCGTACCTCGCCAGCAAAGCCTCGGGCGAGGCGCGGCGGGTCGTGGCGCAGATGCGGGCACAGATCGAAGCCATGCCGGATGGCTACTGGAAGACGCGGTACCAGGATGAGCTGCTGACCCGGTACGGCAGTCTGCTCGACGCGCAAGGCGAGACGGGATCGTGGCATCACGACGACGACGAGAGTGAGTGATCGAAACCCTGACGAGGGAGCACGACATGGCACAGCGGCAAGGGGATCGGCGGAAGGTCGAACGACGCACACCGAAGCGCGGTGTCAACGTGCGGCACACGGATGCACGCCCGGAATCCGTCAAGCGTATTCGACGCGGCCGGCCGGCGCCGCCGATCCCCTCGCCCACTGCCGGTTCATTCGATCCGGCCGATCACCGGTCGGATCTGTCGCCGTTCCAAACGCTCGTCAGCGCGGAACTCGCGAAGGCGCGCACGACGAACGGCGACATGCATTCAACGCACGAAGCATTCGGCGTCGTGCTCGAAGAGGGCGTCGAGTGGTTCATCGAGATCATGGCGAACAACGCCGTGCTCGGTCTCAAGGAACTGGTACAGGTGGCCGCCATGTGCCAACGCGCGGCTGAAGACGTGTACGGGGTGAAGAAGGAGTAGGACGATGACGCGAATCGAGAAGGCCGCAAGGCAGGTACTGCAGGATCGCCACAAGCGGGCACGCACGATCGCCGGCCTCAAGCGGACCAAGACGCTGCTGAAGCGCCGGGGCTGGATCAAGCACACTGCTGAAACGCAGAAGGGCTATGACTTGGTCCGGGCACTGCGGCGGTCACGCGTGACGCCCGAGGGCGTGGCCTTGGTGAAGACTCAGACGAAGGTCAAGACGCTCGTGGCGTTCAACGATCATCCCCATCGCCGGCTGCGCGACGTCATCGATCTGCTCGATCGCAGCGTGGCCGTCCTCGAAGCGGGACCGCGGCGGTAGATGGAGGCGATCTACCGGATCCTCGGGATCCCGCCGGAGGCCCGCGAAGCGCGCAGGGCAGTCGGTGTGAAGATCCATACGGTGCGGCGCCGCCTGATTGAGCTGGCGCACGACGACAGCGAGATCCCCGTCGTGCTGCTCATGCTGGCGATGAGCGAGTGCCGCGTGTCGGGGGCGTCTCCGGCCGGGATCATCCTGGGGCTGTCGCTGATCTACGGCGTCCCGATCGAAGCACAGTTCGGCGACCCGTGGATGGCACCCGCGTTGCCACACGGACAAGACGGGAAGCCGGTACCGCAGGAGGTACCGCCGCCTGACGCCGCCCTGCGGCCGCTCGATGAGATCCAGCTTGTCGATACGCTCGTGACCGTGGTCCGCGACTGGATCGATGCCGATCGGCGGAGCGGGGTAGATGGCCCGCAGCCGTTGAACATGAACTGGCGCGCACTACGCGATCGCTTCGTCGTGGCCCTGCAACACGCGCCGGCTGTCGAGCCGGGCGACACCGGAAAGCGGACGCACTGATGCTGCCCGATCCTGTCGATCTCGGATTGCCGCCGCAGTTCAGCGCGTGGCGCGCGGGTCAGGTCGAGGCCATCTTGACGGCGATCGATCGGCCCGAGCGCTTCAAGGGGCTGGTGTTGCCGACTGGGTTCGGCAAGTCGCTCGTCTACATGGCAACCGCGGCGCTCACCGGCCGGCGCACCGTGATCCTCACCGCCACGAAGGCGCTGCAGAAGCAGCTCATGCGGGACTTCCGCGCCCTGGCCGGCACGGCGCTCGTGCAGGGACAGCGCGCCTACGTCTGCAAGGCGCTCGATCCGGGCGGGGAGCTGTTCGGCCTGTTTGGGACCGAGAGTACCGAGCGCCGCATCACGATGGTGGATCACGGCCCGTGTCATCTCGGCGTGGACTGCAGTCTGAAAAATCACGGCTGCACGTACTTCGACGCGCTCCGCGAAGCGATGCGGGCGCAGATCGTCATCACGAATTACGCGTGGTGGTTCACGCTCTACAAGAAGGCCATCATTCCGCTGCGTCCCGAGCTACTCGTGCTCGACGAAGCCCACGACGCGCCGGATGCACTGTCGGAGGCGCTCGGGGCCACGGTTTCACCCGAGCTGGTGGGCAAGGTGCTCAACGAAAAACTGCCCGTGGCCGACAAGCTCACGAAGGAAGACTGGATCAAGTGGGCCGAGCATCGCGCGTTGCACTTGAAGCCCTTGCTCGAAGGCACGAAGCCGCGGAGCCGCGAGGCCGTCGCCCAGGTCCGGAAGGCCCAGACGCTGCTCTACGCGCTCGAACAGATCAGCACGATGGACCCGCGGCTCTTGCTCGTCTCGGACAAGCCTGACGGGGTCCGGTTCGACGTCGTGTGGGCCGCTGAGTATGCCGAGCGCTGGCTGTTCCGTTCGGTACCGTCCGTGGTACTGACGAGCGCCACCATGACGCGTCACACCGCCGATCTGCTCGGCATCATGGAGAAGGATCTGCATCTCCACGAAGCCGGCGAAGGGTTCGACGCCAAGCGCCGGCCGGTCTACATCGCGCCGGCCAAGCTGCCGCCGTTCGGGCAACCCGTGCGCGTCGATCACCGCATGACGCAGGACGCCGAGCTGGCACTGCTGGCGCATATCGATCAGATCATCGCCGCGCGGCCAGGGCGCTCGGCCATCATCCACACGATCAGCTACAAGCGGCGCGATCTGGTGATTGCCAAGTCCCAGCACCGCGAACGCATGATGACCCACGGCCGGCACGACACGGCCGCGCAGATCCTGAAGTTCAAGTCGGCCCAGCGGGGCACCGTGCTCGTGTCGCCGGCCGTCACCACGGGCTACGACTTTCCCTACGATCAGTGCGAGTACCAGATCATCGTCAAGATTCCCTTTCCAGACGGACGCGACCCGGTGACGGCCGCGCGGTCGCTCGTGGACAAGCGGTACCCGAGTCACTTGGCGATGCAGACGCTCGTGCAGTCGGTGGGCCGCGGCATGCGCGCGGCCGATGACCGCTGCGAGACGTTCATTGTTGACGCGCACGCGGTTTGGTTCTTGTCCAAGCATGCCGATCTGGCGCCGAAGTGGTTTCGGCGTGCAGTGAAGAAGCTGGACCCTGGCGTGGTACCACAGATGCCGCCGCCTGTGGATGCCCATCTCGTGGAATCGGCGGAAGGAGTAGGAGACACCGTATGAATACGCAAGCGGCGGGCAGCTTTGACCCGCAAGACCACACAGTCGGGGGATTCCTCGACGATGCGGACGTGTCGATCACGAAGGCCGAAGTGGTGGAGTTCGACTATGCGGGACAGCAGGACGCCGTCTGCGCGGTCGCCATCAATTTTCGACCTGACACGGCCGAGACGGACGAAGACGAGCGCACCGAGTACTACCGCATCGGGCCGCTGAGCAAGTTCACGCCCAGCGCCGATCGCAACAAGTACGTCCCGGTCGGGTCCGCGACCCACATGAACCGCAACAGCAAGGCGTCTCTGTTCATGGCGGCGCTCAAGGACAAGGGCTTCCCGATGGCGAAGCTCAACACCGACGGCCTCGCGGCGCTCGTCGGCCTGCACTGCCACGTCAACCAAGTCCCGATGCCGGAGATGAAGGGGATCGACAAGAAGGATCTGAAGATCCTGATCGTCACGAAGATCCTCGACACGCCGGCCCCGGCGGCGGGTGCGGGCGGTGGCAAGAAGCGGGGACCGAAGGCGGCAGCGGCACCGGCTGCAGCGGCGCCGGCCACACCCGTCTCGACCGCTCCGGCGGCCGCGGCGGCGGTGGAAGGGGCCGAGGACGAGGCGGTCTCGACGATCCTGACCGTGCTCAGCGAGAAGGGCGGCAAGGCCAACAAGAGCCTCCTGCCGGGCGAGGTGTTCCGTCGTGTCACCGACACGAAGCAGCGGAACGCCATCATCCAGCTCATCTCGAACGCGGCGTGGATCGGCGGGGCGGATCGGCCGTGGAAGATGAACGGCGGCGAACTGTCGATCGAGTAGGCAGGGTCAACGCATCATGATCCTGTTCCGGGGTCCGTCGCTGCTCGAACCCGCCGCCGAAATTGTGGTGGTGGCGACGACAGCGACGGACAACCGGAAGACCGGGCCGATGTTGCAGACATGGATTCTACGAACCGATCGGCATCCCGTGCAGGCCGTCAAGGACGGCAGCGATCGCGCGATCTGCGGAGACTGCAGCTTCCGCGGCAGCGACGAGGAAACGCGACTGTGTTACGTGCAGGTCGCGTTCGCGCCAGGGGCGGTGTACCGGGCGCTCCAGAAGGGCGAGTACGAGGATTGGACGGGGCGCCCGCAGCAGGTACTCGCCGGCCAGCTCGTGCGCGTCGGCGCGTATGGCGACCCGGCGGCGGTACCGTTTCTCTGGTGGCGCGACAACCTGATGCACGCCAAGGGTCACACGGCGTATACGCACCAGTGGCGAACGTGCGATCAGCGGTTTCAAGAAATTGCGATGGCGAGTGTCGAGAGCGTCGAAGAACAGATCCAGGCGCAGGCGCGTGGCTGGCGCACCTACCGGGTACGCCGGAACGACGAGAAGCTCTCGCTGAACGAGATTACGTGCCCGGCCAGCGACGAAGCGGGACACCGTACGACGTGCGCCCGTTGCTTGCTGTGCGACGGGGCGCATTGGCGACACGACCGGCGGAAGTCGATCGCCATTCAGGTTCACGGTACCGAGCTGCCGTTCTATGACCGGCAGCAGATGAGGTTGCTATGAACATCATTGTCGGCGCGCGGCGGAGCGGCAAGACCACGGAGATCGTGAAGGAATGGCTGCTCGGGGGGCCGACTGCGGTCCTCATGGTGATCGATGAGACGGACCGCGCCGCTCTCATCCAGCGGTACGAGCTGACGCCCGAGCAGCAGGCGCGCGTGGTCTTGCCGCACCGATCCCTGCAGGGCCGCACCGGGCCGCTGTACATCGACAACCTCGCGCTCGTGCTGGCATCGAAGTTCGGCATCACGGTGTTGACGGCGTCGGACACGTTCAGCGACATTCGTACGGCGAGTCAGCGGTGACGTGCCCCAAATGCGGCGCCCCGTGCGACCGCGACGAAGTAGACATTGGGGTGGGTACCCAGTGCGGCCCGTGGCAGTGCAGCGAGTGCCCTTGGGTCGAGTGGGGCGGCCTCGGGCCAGAACTGGGGCCGATGACGTTTGTAGACGATCTTGCAGCGATGACCGACGAGCAGTGGGAGTACTTAGGCATCGACAGGAGGATGTATCCGATGAACGCACGCGAAATCACCATGCACCACGACGGCCACGGGCTGAACGAGTCGATCGCGATTCGCAGCGACGAGCCTGACCACGAGAAGGGCGGCGGCGCCGCGCACCGGTACGAGTTCACGATGGGGCCGGGGACCGAGACGACGACGCCGACCGTCGTCGGCTTCCTGCAGTTTCAGCACGGGCCGCGCAAAGATCCCGCCTCGACCCCTGGCGTGACCGAGGCGGCCGTCCTGGCGATCCTGATCGATCGGCTCCGCGGCTTCCAGGCCGGGCCGTTCAAGTGCCGTGAGAACGCCATCATCATCACCAAGCTCGAAGAGTGCCTGCTGTGGACGAAGGCCCGCGCCGACGAACGCGCCGGGCGCGGCGTCCTCGGGAAGAACGAGAAGTAAGGACGTCGATCGTGCAGCTCGTCGAACTCCCCGCGTTCACGCTCCGCGACTTCGCGGACGTCTCGATCTTCGAGCGCTCACCGGGCCTCCACCTGACCGACATCACGGGCCTGATCATGAAGCGGGTGGACCCGAAGCGGTACGCGCGGGAGTTCGACGAGGCGGATAGCGAGAACTGGCAAGAAGCGGGGTTCATCTGGGAAGAGATCCTCGGGGAAGCGTTGGCCGCCCGTGCGCTCCGGAACAACGTGCTGCCGTGGGGTGAACTCGGCGAGGTGCGGTTCCGGCCCGGTGAAGTCGAACTCGACGGCATCACGATGTCACCCGACGCCCTGGCGTTCCTCCCTGGCCGCGACGAGCCGGTACTGGAAGAGTACAAAGCCACATGGAAGTCGATGACGCCGTGGATGACGATCGAGGATCCAGACGAGCGCAAAGTGGCGGCGCTCGAAGACACGCGGTTCCTGCCGTACCTCTTGCAGATCAAGAGCTACCTGAAGGGCGTCGGCGGCCGGCGCGCTCGACTCGTGATCTTCTTCATCAACGGCGACTACAAGGCGTACATTCCCCGCGCCCGCGGGTTCGAGCTGACGTTCACCCAGCGGGAACTCGATGAGAACTGGACGATGATCAAGAACACCGCGCGAAAGGAAGGCTGGTTATGAGCGCAACCGATCGGCTCGACATCCCGAATGGGTACCAGGCGCGGGTGAGTCCGGACGGGCAGTACCTGACATCCTCGAACGTCGAGTGCCTGCTGACGACACTCGTCCGAAACGGGGAGAACGTCGTGGCCGCTGGGACGCGGAGGCTGAGCTACCTCGGCGGAGGGCAGTCCTACGGCGGCTGGTGGCTGACCCGATTCGTGCTGCGGTACGTGCAGGATCGCGCCGTCGATGACCGTCTGCAGTTTCTGTACGACACCCGCACGCTGCTAACCCAGCAGGCGCCGAACGCGCCGTACGTCAACGACACGATGGCGCGAGACAATCACGTTGCCGATTCGGTACCGGGTATCTGGTACGACGGCCAGTTCTGGCCCGACTCCGTCAATCGGCCGCCCGAGGACGTGTGGGGACCGCTCCGGGTCTGTGAAGGCTGGACGGCTAACACCGAAAAGAACAATCGATCGTTGGTCGTGAGGACCGCCAGCGGCGCCGTCTCGGGGCGCCTGGACTTCCCCGTCTTCATCACGAACTACATTCTCGGTCCGGACGGCTGGGTGATCTTCTACAAGGAAGGCGACCCGAGGCTCTACGCGTGGAACGCCGTCACCAATCGAACCATCGACGCCACCATTCAACCGATCGGGCCAAACTCGCCGTGGGGCGAGGGTCTCGGGTGGTGCTTCCGCCGAACCAACGGCGAGATTTGGCTGGCGACGTGGACGATCGTGCAGCCAAGCGGTAAGTGCTACGTGCTCGTGCGGCCGCTGCTCGGGCTGCCTCCGGATTTCTGCTTCTGGCGCGAGTTTGGCGGCATCAATTACATCTCGGCGGCGGAGGATCCGGACGGGTTCCTGATCGTCGCGGGCGCGTTCAACGCGGACGCCTACGCAACGGCATTCGCGCCGGGCACGTCGATGACCAAGTTCACACCCGACTACGGTACCGGCGGTGGCGGTGGAAACGGAGACGAGGACGATATGACACCTGAAGAGAAGGCCCTGCTGTTTCAGAAACTCAACGACATCGAAGCCGAAGCGATCGCGGCCAAGCTCGAAGCCAAGGCGGCGAAAGAGGCCGCGCGAGACGCCCGAGCCGAAGCCGAGCAGGCCAAGATCAACGCCGCTACGGCTGCGGCACTCGCCAACAACGCCCCCATCACGGGTACCGCGCGGGTACTCGGATTCTCGACGACACTCACGGCGACCCTCAACCCGCCGCCCAAGAAGGAGCAGTAAATGAGCTACCTCCCTGGTGTCGAAGTCCTCATCAACGATCTGGCGCTGGCCGGCGAATCGGCGCTCAAGCCGCGGATCGTCATCGCCGTCGATGGTCTCGACAAGCACGGCAAAACCCGGTTCGCGTTCTCGGCGCCCAAGCCGCTCATCTATCTCGACTTCGACATCGGGAAGGAAGGGGTCATCGAGAAGTTCATCAAGGAGAACCCGTTTATTTTGTCATCGCCGCCGTTCCTGTTCCGCCCGAGCGAAGTCGGCTTCGGCGAAGAGGACAGCGAGAAGCACAGCGCGAAGATCGTTGAGGCCGCGTGGCCGGTCCTGCAGCGGTTTCGCGACACGTACCTGCGGGCGCTCCGTGAGCCGTGCCTGAAGGTGGCCGGCCAGAAGGTGATGGCGCGGACGGTCGTCGTCGATACCGGGACCGAGGCGTGGCAGCTCCTGCGGCTGGCCGAGTTCGGCAAGATCAGTCAGGTCAAGCCGCACCACTACGTACAGGTCAACGGCCTCATGCGCGACATCGTGCGCGCCGGCTTCGACTCGAACGTCAACGTGATCTGGCTCCACAAGCTCAAGGCCGAGTGGAAGGACAACGCCGAAGGCAAGGGCCGGAAGACGGGCACGATCGAGCGCGACGGGTTCGACGGCATGAGCTATCTGGTGCAAGCCAATTTGCTGGCGTACCGGGTGCAGGCGAATCTGCAGCAGACGTCGAGCGTGAAGTGGAAGTCGGGCGAAGGCGTGTTCGAGGTGCAAGTCGAGCCGCGCGAAGCGGACGACCTGGGCTTCCGGTTGATCGTGGGCAACAGCCGGCACGACCCGAGCCTGGAGGGCATGACGCTCTCGAACGACATGATCAATTTCCGGACGATCGCGCAGATGATGCTGCCCGAGACGACGCCGGAAGATTGGGCCGATGCGGTATGAGCGCCACAATCCGGTACCGGCCGGTGGTCAAGCAGGATCACCGGTATATCCGCACCGGGGCACCGAGCGCGGCACTGGCGGCTCTGTCGATTGCGTTCGGGGAGCGTACGCCGTGGCGGCTCAGCAGTGAAGAAGTCAACACGCTGCGGGGCATGGCGGCGGCGTTCGGGCACGGGCGCCCCGACGAGAACCCGTACACCCAGATGTTGAGCCTGATCGAGCACTACGGCGAAATTGAAGTGTGGCCGGAGTACTGATGCCCAAGCTCGACGCCCCCCAGCCGGTCTACGTCGATTCGCGCGTCGGCTCGAAGGACATGATCCTGCCGCTCCAGCAGCGGCGGGTACCGGTCGAACTCACTACACTGCTGTTCGGGGATCTCGCCATCGTCGGCAACGGCGCCGATGGTCCCGTCATGATTGGCGTCGAGCGGAAAAAAATTCGGGATCTGCTGAACTCGCTGACCACCGGCCGCCTCAGCGGACACCAGCTTCCCGGCCTCGTCGAGCACTACGCGCACCGCTGGCTGCTCGTCGAAGGCATCTACCGCGAATCAGTCGATGGCCTGATCGAAGTCCCGTGCGGCGGCCGCGACTGGGAAACGATCCGGTTCCAGTGGAAAGCACTCGAAGCGTACCTCGTCACGCTCACGATGCGCGGCGGCCTCCATGTGCAGCGGACGTACAGCCAAGCCGAGAGCGCCGGCTGGATCGAAGCGCTCTGGCGGTGGTGGACCGGCAAGGACTGGGACGAGCACCGATCACACCTCGCGCTGCATCAGCCGGAAGATGCGGCGGTGTGGTTCAAGCCGAACCTCGTGCATCGCTGGGCCGCGCAGCTCCCAGGGATCGACGAGAAGGCCGCGATGGTCGCGCGGGTGTTCAAGACGCCACTGGAGATGGCGCTGGCAGGAGAAACCGAATGGCGAACGATACCAGGGATCGGGAAGGTGACGGCGCAGCGGGCAGTGAAGGCGATCCAAGAGGGGAAGGAGTAGCCCAGCCTGACATCTTCGACCAAATCGCCGAACGGGCGCTCGACGCCATCGACGCAGCCGGGTTCGACACGCGCGAATGGCACCCCTCCGTGCGACAGGAAATGCGGGATCTCATGGCGGCGGAGTACCGCGCAGCCATGCAGCAGCTCGACGTCGAGGTGAAGCCACACGGCGCCCGGCCGAAGCCTAACCGTACGAAGACCGGGCGCCTGCTCCTGCTGTTCGCCGCGCTCGAAAACAGCGACGTCTACCCGCGGACGTGCAGCCTGCCCGTGATCGCCGAGAACGGCACGCCGCGGCTGCCCGTGCAGACGATCTACCCGATCGAATTCGACTGTGGGCTGTTCCGCGTGGTGATCGAGTACCACTCGACCACGAACGCGTACGGCGACAAGGTGTGGCGCTGGGGTCAGATCACGCGCGTGTACCTCGACACCGGGCAGTCGCACACGGTACCGGACTGGCAGGATGTCTCCGACGTCGAGCACCCGCTGGCGTGGCTGGCGAACTACATCCCGGCGCCAGAGCTGGACCGCTTCAGCCCGCTCGTGCAGTTGGCCCTAGCCGATCTGGCAAACCAGCGCGGGGAACCGACGAGCCTGTACCCAATCGTCGAGCGCGAAGATCACGAGACCCGCACCTACAAGTGGGTGAACGACACACTCCGTATCTGGCGCGATGCCCGCGGGCGCTTGGTCTATGAGGGCTAATCTCCACCCGCGCGCCGAGCGCGGCCGCTTCTCGCGGCAGTCGCTCATCGATCGCATTCTCGAAAAAATTCAGGCGCCGGCTGGCGGGTCGCGTCTCGACGGGTTTCCGTTCGACGAGAAGCCCTGCTGGATCTGGCACGGGGCGATGTCGAAGAAGCGTCACGACGGCCGCCGGCCAGTGATCAGCATCGGCTCGAAGCCGTGCCTCGTCGTCGGCGTCCTCCGCATCAACCTGTCGCTGCTCGACGGCGTCCCGCTCAGCGAACGCGACGGGTACCACGCCTGCCACGCCGAAGGCTGCGACAATCCTCTCTGCGTCAATCCGTTCCACGCGTACTGGGGCACGCCGGAACAGAATCGACGCGATCGCGCCGTCAGACAGCCCCACTCATTCTTGCGAAAGGACCGACGACCATGTTGAAAGATCCTCGAATCGAACTCGGCACAAGCGGCCTCTGGTACTTCCAGGGCGCCAAGTACCAGACCTACGGGCTGGCGAAGACGGCCGCCGATCAGTACGACGCGGCGCACCCCGAGACGCCACCGCCCGCCCCCGTGGAGGCGCCTGACCCGGCAGACGGGGCGGGCGGGCCTGCCGAGCCGCCTGCGACCCCGCCAGCGGCCGCGGAGACCCCCCAGGAGGCGCCGACTGGACCCGGTACACCCGTACCCTCACCCGAACCCTCAGCCGAACCCAACCAGCAGGAGCTGACGCGCCCTACGCAGGACGCCACGTTCCCACCGCCCAGCGACCCGGCCCCCGCGCCGGCTGGAGAGCCTGCCACACCGGCCCCGGCCGCCACTGACACGGAGCAGCCGAGCTAGTCATGCGCGTCTACGGCGAAGGGCCGATCCCGTGTTCGCTCGTCTTCATCGGTGAGTTTCCAGGCATCGAAGAAGGCAGGCGGGGTCGTCCCTTCGCCGGCAAGTCGGGCAAGGAGCTGCGGCGGTACCTGAACGGGTACGAGCTGCCAGAGGCCCATGAAGTCTATCTGACGAACTTCTCGAAGACGGTCGCGCCGAGCGCGAAGGAGTTTACGTTCGACGACGAAGACGAGCGGGATCTGTTCGTCGAGCTGGAAATGTTGCGGCCGGCAACCATCGTCACGCTCGGGGCGCATGTCACCAAGTTCTTCCTCGGTGATGTCACGCTCGAAGCGGTCCACGGGATCCCGCACCAGCCGAACGGGAAATTCTCGGTACCGGCGGGCGATGACGTCGTGATCTTCCCGATGTACAACCCCGCGGCGATGCTCCACTCGCCGACGCTGCAATCGCACTTCGCGCAAGACATGCGGTGGCTGTCGGCGTTCCTCAAGGGCAAGCTGCCGCCGGCTCCGGTCGATCAGAAGCCCGGCCGCTACGTCGAACTCGCCCCCGGCACGCCCTTTGATGCCGTGGTCGCATCGAGCCTCGCACGGGCGCCGATCGCCGTCGATACCGAAGGCGTGCGCGGGCGGGCCTGGGGGTTGAGCTACACGGCGGTCCCGTACCACGGGGTCGTCGTTCGGACGGACCGGGCCGCCGAGTGGGGTCGGCTCGTGATGCAGCATCGACCCCGTCTCGTCCTCCACAACAGCCTGCACGATCTCGGCATCCTGCGTGAGCTGGGCTGCGATCTCGACGAGGCCGGTGTGCCGTTCGACGACACGATGATTATGGCGTACCTGCTGGGGCTAGAGCCGCAGGGCCTGAAGCCGCTGGCGTACCGGCACGCCGGCATGCAGCAGGACGATTACAGTGACGTCGTGGCGGTACCGAACGCGGCGATTGCCGAACAGTGGATGATGGCGCTGTACGATCGACTGCCCGACAAGCCGGTCAAAAAACTTGCGAAGAAACCCAAGGGCGCCATCCATTACGACGAGTACACCGCGGCCGCCTACAGCGACGACATGCTGGAGATGGCGCGCGTCAAGGGCCTCGTCGGCAAGATGATCTTCAAGGGCGAACCCGAGACGCTCCGCAAGCGCTGGGAGGCGTGTCGATCGCGCGAAATCCTGCTCGACGAGCTGGAGGTGCCGGTCCTGACGCCGTACGACGCGGACCCGCCCGAAGCCACGCTCGACGACGTGCCGCTCGAACAGGCGGTGAACTATGCGGGCCGCGATGCCGACTGCACGATCCGGATCTACCCCAGGCTGAACGAGCGCATCGACACGATGGGGCTGCGCGACGTCTACGAGACCGACATTGGGGTCGTGCCCGTGTTCGAGCGCATGCAGATTGTCGGGCTGAAGGCGGATCTGGATCACTTCAAGAGCCTGTCGCTGATGCTGGCCGTCGAGGAATCGATCAACCGTGAGGACATTGCGCGCATGGCTGGGCGGCCGGTGAACCCGAACTCGGGGGATCAGGTGGCGGTCCTGCTGTTCGACGAGCTGAAGCTGCACGAGAAGGCGCCGAATCTTCGGCTGAAACGTACCGACTCTGGTACCCGGTTCTCGACCAATGACAAAACGCTCGAAGCGCTCGAAACGGTCCACCCGATCGTCAAGCTCATCACGGACGGCCGCGAGATCAGGAAAATCAAGGGTACTTACTGTGATCCTATGCCCGGCCTTGTCGCCCGTGACGGCCGACTTCATCCGCGCTATCGCATCACTCGCACGGACACCGGCCGTCCGAGCGCTGCTGAGCCAAACGTCCTCGCCTTCCCTAAGCATTCAAAACGGGGGAAGAAGGTACGGGATGGCTTTGTCGCCGATGACGGCCGCGAGATGGGGGAATGGGATCTCGACCAAATCGAAATGCGGGTCTTCGCGTCCGACAGCCAAGACGAGGCGATGATCGCCGAGTTCCTGTCGGGCATCGACAAGCACGCCGGCACCGCGGGAAAAATTTTCGGGCGCGACCCGATCATCATCTACGAAGAGTACAAAGCCGACGAGGGGAAGGGCGGCGAAGAACGGTTCGCAGCCAAGGCGGTCAATTTCGGCATCCTCATGGGCATCACGCCCTTCGGCCTGCTCGATCAGTTCCACAAGAACGATCAGCTCCAGTGGACACTCGAAGACTGTGAGAAGCTCCTGCAGGAGTGGTTCAAGGCGTACCCGCAGGGGAAGACCTACATCGACTCGAAACACGCCGAGGCCCGGCGCTACGGCTACGTGCGGGATATGTGGGGGCGGCTCCGCTGGCTCGAAGGGATCCACTCGACGGACCTGTACATCCGAGCGGAAGCGGAACGGCAGGCCCAGGCCACGCCAACGCAGTCAGGCGCCCAGGGCATCATCAAGCGGGTCATGAAGGCCGTGTGGCCGGCGATGAAGGCGCTCCGGCAAGACTTCTGGGTCGAGCCGCTCCTGCAGATCCACGATGCGCTCATCACCGAGCACGACGCGCGGCGCCGGGCGGAGATCGACGGTGTTATGATGGCGGCCATGCACACGACGGTACAGCTTCGGGTACCGGTGACGGCGAAAGCGAAGTTCGGGCAGCGGTGGGGGGATCTGTGAAGGGCGACCATTTTCTCGATCCGCAGGACGAAATGAAGGTGCTCTGCGGCCGCGGCAGTGACTACCGGCGGGGCTACGACGAGACTGACTGGCGCCGGCCGGTCCGCTGCCCCGAGTGCGAAGCGGAGCGGCTGAGGCGTGACACGCTCGTGCAGACGCGCATGGTACGGGTCCGATGAGGATCATCCTCGTGGACGGGCTGGGGAACTTTGTCGAGCGCGACATCCCCTTCTTCGTCATGCGCTACCAGTCGGTGAGGCATCGTGCGAGGATCGAATGGTTCTTCGGCCGCGCCTTCCTGTCGGTCCCCCGAGAGCCGGATGTCGTCACGTTCGAGTTCGCTCGTGAGGTAGACTGCTTCGGGCGCTACGTGTACCGCCAGATGGGAGTGCCGCCGGTACTCATTCGGTACCCTCGCACCGAGCCTGACGACGATATGGACCGCGCGCTCGATACGATCATCGCGCACGAGCGCGAGAAGGCCATCAACCGTGGACTGAACGACCTACTAGGAGGACTCGATGGAGACTGACGCGTTGGATCCCCAGGCCCTGATCGATGAACTGAACCTCGACTGCGCGAAGGCCGCCAAGCTCCGGCAGCAGATCAAGACGCTCGAAACCGAGCTGGAGCCGGTCAACAAGCGCATCATCGCTGGCTGCTTCGCCTCCGGCAAGACCGATCACGTCATCGAGGGGTGGAAGGCCAACATCGAAAACCGGGTGACGCGCACGATCTCAGCGGCCAAGCTGATCGCGCGGGGCGTGTCGGCCGACGTCATCGCCGAATCGACCGACGTCACGACGAGCGAACCGTTCGTGAAGTTCTACGCGATCAAGGCCAAGTCCTAGTACACTCGCTCTCGCACGACGGGGCTTCATGAGACAGCCACGGTGTCGGTGGCGCGGGAGCAGCCGCGGCCGTCGTGCGGCGCCTGACTCTTCCGCGCGCTCCCCACTCCTTCCCCCGGCCGAGCGGGGCGGCATGAGCCTCGGACGTCAACCACGGCTGGCGAGAGCTTCCCTGCGCCGCAGACGTAAATGAAGGGAGCTGCCGTGGGGACTTTATTTGATGCGCTCGACGACGGTGTAGACCCGCGCCCGCTGCCGGCGGCCGGTGAACACCCCGACCACGGCTACCTCGCGCGCTGACTTCGGGACCGCCGGCCATTCGTAATGCAGCATCCCCGCGCGGCCACCCACGGGCAGCGCGTCGAGCATCGCCTGGAGCAGCAGCGAAGCGCTCGGGAAGGGCAAGTCGCCGTACTTCAGCGCGTCCTGCGGCGTGTACGGCGGATCCGCGAGGTGCGCTTTGAACCCGCTAGGTAGCGGGTCGATTGTGACGTCGAGCGTGTAATCAGGTCCGAGCAGGGCATTGCCATCGACCATGCGATCTGCAGGCCCCAGACCCTTGAACGGATAATCACGGAGGGCACCACTGCACACATGCAGGACCGGATCGGCGATCGACACGCCGAGCAGGACACGCGCACGCGAGAGGAATCCAGACGGGTAGGCGCCATAGTACTTGACCTTGGGGCGGGCCAGGATCCAGACGTCGGTCAGCGGGCGATAACTCATCGCCGCTGGCGCTCGACGCTCTCGCGGATGTTGTCGATCGCCTGACGCTGCCCGATGGTGACGCGGCCGCTGTTCTCCACCGTCGTATGGATGCCTTCGAGCGTGTCGGCCGCGAACCCGTAGCGGTCGTCGTTCTGTAGATCCTCGATCTCTTCGAGGAACTCGACGACGCCGCCCGCGTCTTCGGTGCGACTGTCATCTTCCGGATCCCAGCTTCCGCTACTCATCGCCATTGTCGTCATCCTTCGCCGTGTACAGTTCCCGGCGGCCCGGATAGTTCTCCGGAATCCAGTACCGTTCATGTGGTACCCAGATGCCGTTCTGATATTCGGCGGTGGGTTTCCAGATCGCCACGACGCTGTTGACGTTGGCCCCCGTCGCGTCCCCGACGTAGTCCGGGGGTGGCTCGAACTTCAGCCGGAAGGGGAACTTGCGGATCTCGGTCGCGCGGTGCATGTCGCCGACGACGAACTTCCGCCACCACTTGGTCTGCGGCGAGAACGGCAGGATCGCGACGACGGTCCCCTGTTCCCCTTCGAGCGCGCACTGCTCGACCCACGGTGCGATCGGGAGATTGAGTTTGCGTGAATAGGGCGGGTTCAAGAAGATCGCCAGCTCGTTGCCGCCGAAGCACACGCTCCGAGCGACCTCGAACCACGAGACGCCGCAGAGCGCGTTGTCGAGCAGCCCGCCAGGGCCGAGCCAGTACGCGCACTTGGCACTCTCGGGATCCGCGGCCGCGTCGAGGACGAAGCGGAACTCGCGGGCGAGGGCCTCGTACAGCCAGGACGGCGTGCGCCAGTTTGGGTTGACGGAAGACGTGAGCACGGCGTGGGTCGATTCGGCCATTACCAGCTCCCCATGACCATCACGCGGCCGCTGACGTCGCCGCCCCAGCGTGTTTCGAGATCCGCGCCGAGCTGCCAGTTCGTGCCGATCCTCACGGCGATGCCGGCGACGACACCGGTTGTGGTCACGACGCCAACGACGGCGCCGACTTTACCCGGCGGAAGGATCGCGTCGATCGCGGTCTCGATCGACTGCTTGAGATCGGGCGTGATCGGGCCGGGGGGAAGTATTGGCGCGTCGAGTGTCTGTGGCATAAGGTTTGGGAAGGACCGCAAAGTCGCGGCCGAGGAAGCGGAACGTGAACCCGCGTTCGAGTTTCTCGCGCAGTACCAGGCCCGTGGCCCAGCTCTGATCGGCGGTGCGCTCGATGTCGATCAACCGGTTGTCGATGGTCCGGAGACTGATTTGCAGCGCTTCGGTCAGGATATTGATTTGACCGTGGATGGTTCCGAGCTGGTTGACGATGTTGTGCAGGAGCGCTTCGAGCTGGGATTGTTCGCGAGGCGGTGACGGTACCGGCGCCGGCCCGACTGCGCCGCCCCGCGCGGGCTGCTCGGGCACGTACTGCGTGTCCCGATTGATCCGTTCCTCGACTGGCCCCGCCGGAACCGCCGGCTCCACGGGTTCGAGCGCGATCGGACGCTCCTTGACCGCCTCCAGCCCGAACGGCGCGACGTCGTGCTGTTCCAGGGTCAGAGCGAACATCGGCGTGCCGTCGTCGTCCACGGCCACGCGTGGGGGCATGCCGGTGGTCACGGGGCCGGCTAGGAGGTACGCGCGGCCGTCGCCCATGTTCACGGCCACGGGCTGCCCGAGCGTAGACAAGCCCACCGTCCAGGCGCCGCGTGTCATCCAGCCGGCCAGCTTGGCGTTGCCGATCCCGTCGTCGGAGCGCAGGTAGGTCAGGTCAATCTCCGACCGGCTCCAGATCGCTTCGTCCTGATCCTCGATGAGATCGAGAATGCCGACGTGCGGCGGGGCGTCCGGGGGGACGTCGAGCAGCACCGGGTCGTCGGTCTCGTTGAGATCAGCGTCGAAGCGGTACTTGATCCACACGAGCGGATCTTTGACCACGAACACCTCGAAGACGCCTTCGCGGTACCGGATGGCGACCGGCCAGGAGCCGTAGCCGGCACCGAGGATCCGCTGCCTCCCTTCGTCGTTGACGAGCAGCACGTCGAGATCCCGCCGGCACCCCACGGCCACGAGACGGCCGTTGCCGCCCGCAAGGCGACCGCAGATCAGGCCGACGAGGTTGATGACAGGATTGTCATCAAACTGGACCGAGTCGCGCGGCAGGGCAGAGGGTTTCTCGTTGATGACAGTTTTGAGCGTGTGGAACGCGCCGTCCGCGAAGATGACATCGGTGAAGACCATGTAGCCCCCGTCAGGTGAAGACGGAGGGGTTGTACCACGAACTCAGGCGAGACGCAATTCAAAATGCGGACGGTCGCGCAGCTCGGGCCAGTCGCCACCCCATACCAGTCTCATGGTACCGGCGATGAGCTGATTGCCGAACGCCTTCCCGAGTTCACCGTACAGATCCCACGGATGCGACTCGTCGAAGCTCGGCGTGTCGAGTTCGTCGTCGTGATCGGGACCGTCAACCAAGAAGGCCATATCGAACGCGTAGCCGAGACCATCGTCCTTGAGCTGATGATTCGAGCGGCGCGTCTTGCCATCTGCATTGGTCACGATGCCGGCGCGCGTCTGCGGATTGATCGGTACCCAGATTCCGTTCTCCAGTTTGCGGCCCTTGGCGAAGAGGGCAAACTGTTCCTCGAACGTGCGGCTGCCGGCTGACACGAACATCGGGAAGCCTGCCGCGTCCATCGTCACGAGGATCTTGTGCCCGATCGCGCGTAGCGTCGGATGGAGCGGCGCGAGGCGGAGATTGTCGCGGCTGATGATGTCGGCGCGCGTCATTTGCCGAACTGCATGAAGATCCAGGCCGTGAGGCCGGCCCCGAGCGAGGCGGCCGTGAGTGCCGCCGCAATGAGGTGCTTGAGATCCGCCCGCGTCAGGTGCTTGCCATCGTCGCTGGCCTCGTGCGGCCACGTCTGCATCCGCTGGGCGATGTCGTGCCAACGCGTGCGGGCCTCCCCGAGCAGCTTGTCGATCGACCGGTGGCCGGCTTCGAGGAAGCTCACGCGTTCGGCTGTATTGTTGACGCGCCCGTTGATGAGATCGAGGCGGTCCACGACCGAGTCGAGCCGGTCGTTGGTGTCGGCGCGGTGATTGTCCATGCGCTGGTTCATGTTGGCGAACCCGCTCTCGACGGTCGCCCGCAGGACGCGCAGTTCGACTTCCACGCCGTTCATCGTCGCACCTTTCGCGGCAGCACCGCTTCGTTGAGGACCGGGATTTTCGCGATCGACGGATCGAAAATCGACCCGGACGTGTCGAATTCGTTGGGCGCGACCAAACTCGCGTCACCCAGAATACCGGGGACGAAACTCGCCAGGAACCGGCCCGGATCGTAGTCGAACGCTTCGTTCGGCAGCGGCAGCGCGCTCATCAGGAGCTTGGCTTCCTCACGCGCAATCTTCGAGAGCGGATCGCCCTTGCCCTTCTTCTCCAACGCGCGCCGCGCCGCCCCGCCCGCCTCGTACGGGAGCGCCAGCGGCCCGAGCGCGGCGCCGACGTACGGATTGTTGCTCCCGACCGTCGCGCCCGCGGCCGCGGCCAGAGCGCCCATCGCCTGCCGCGCGACGAGCTGCCCCGTGTTGGGGTTCCGCATCGCACGCACCGCCGGCAGCATGCCAATGCCGGGCGTGTGTTCGAGGCCACGTTCGCCGAGATTGACCGCGGTGCGGACGAACGGCATGAGCGCGCTCATCGCCTGCGGTCGGGACGCGATCCAGCGTCCGGTCTTGGACTTGGGCATCCCGGTGAACAGAATGTCCTTGGCTTCGGTCGGATCGATGCCGGCCTTCTTCAGTGAATCGGTGATGCCCTCATCGACGGCGTGCATGACGCGCGACGGAATTCCGAGCGGTCCAGCCGTCGATCCCCATCGGGTATCCGGTTCGCGGCCGGCCTTCTTGAACGCCGCCACGACTTTGTTGGCCGTCTCCGGCGTGAACACGTTCGACAAGATCGACTTGGCCTTGTCGGTGTTGCCCTGCATCAGTTCTTCGCCGGCCCGGATGGTCACGGTCCCCGCGTTACCGATGATGTTCTTTGCCTGCGCGCTCGTCTTGCCGAGCATCGAGAAGTAGCGGAGCTGGCCGAGCTTCTCGCCGAGCTTCGAGGCGGTACCGCCCCCGCCCTTCATGAAGAGAGACGGCGACAAGGCGCCAAGCGTGCCGTAGCCGAGCGCGCCGCGCAGCGGGTTCTCGTCATCCATCGCTGCGCCGGTCAGGGCACCGGTTGCGCCGAGACCCAGACGCATGAGTGCTTCGGTGCTGATCTGACCGGAGTCGTCGCCAGGGCCAGCCCCGAGCGCGACACCGCCGCCCTCGTCGCCAGTTTGCGTCGTGCGCGCCGCCCGAGCCGCTTCGCCACGCGCCCGAGCCGCCTCGCGCGCCTGCTCTTTCACCGTCAGACGGCCTTCAGCTTTGCGCCGCTCGTAGCTCTTGCGGAAGCTCGACCCAGCCGCGATCTCGTCGCCTTCTTCGCCGCCGTACTGACCCGGCCGACGCACGCGTAGCGTCTGCATCGACTCCAGAGCCTGCGGCCGCCCAGCCGGCGCCGGCAGTCCTTCAGCGGTACCCGGCAACACGGGCTTGCCAGCGGCGCGAATGTTCCGCATCGCCGCGCGTTCGCCGCCCATCAGGGCGCGCTCGTTGGGTTCACCGAGAATGCGTCGAGCAAAGGGCAAGAGATCCTCACCAGCCCTGACTCCAGTGGTCGCCTCGGTCTCTGCCCACTGCGGAGCGAGTCGCGATCGGAGCGCCACGAGTTCAGCCGGAATGAATGTCTTGCCCTTGGCCCGCGCGATCTCAGCGGCCGTTTGCGGTGCAGCCGCAGCCGGCGCCGTCGCGTGCGGCGGTACCCGCCCGCCGCGATTCTCCAGTACCCGGAAGCCGCCCGGCCCCTCGACGCCAAACACTTCCCCCTCGCGCATGCCACTCACGGGGTAATCGACGGCATCGGCGCCCGTCAGGATCTTCTTCTCGCCCGTGCGCGTGTAGGCGACGAACTGCTCTCCCTTGGCCCGCATGCTCTGGTTGCGGCTGATGGCTTCCAAGGACGCCATCGACTCGCCCGAGGCATTGTTGCGAATCGCGGCTTCCGGATCGATCAGCTCGACCGACTGCCGGCCCGCGCGGGCCACGTCGTCGCCAGTACCCGATTCGATCTCACGGAGCGCACGAGTGAGCGGATCTTCAGCCGCTTCGGCCGCGCGTGTCGCTGCACGCGGCGCCGCTGTCATGAAGTCCAGCGGCCGCTGAGAGGCCGCCGAGAGCGACGGGGCAGCACCACTGACGCCTTCTTCGGCTCGACGCACGCGCCCGAGCAGAACGTCCATGCGGCGGTTCATGTCGGCCACGGTCTTCGACGTCGCCGCTTGCTGCGTCTGTCCCCGCAGGATCGTCTCGCGCGCCGTACGCTCGATGTCTTCCTCGGGCAGATCGAACGGCAGGAGTTTCTGCTGCCCGCGCGCCATCGCCAGCGGATCCGGCGGCGCCGCGGCGACCGGGGCCGGCGTGGGATCGAAGCCGCGTGACTGACGATACGCGGCGCGCTTCGTCGCCATCTCTTCAGCCGAGGCTGCCGCCCCGCGCCCGCGGTTGAGGAACTTCCCGGCCAGCCCAGCACCGAGCGCACCGCCGCCAGCGCCAATGACGCCGCCCGTCGTGGCTGCGCGTCCGATGCTCCCGAGATCGATGTCCTCGTTGGCGCCGAGCTGCCGCGTCAGCTCCGTAGACGCCGCACCGCCCGCCCCGAGCGTGGCACCCTTCCCGCCGGCCGCCAGCAGCGCCTTGGCCCCCTTGGCGGCCCCAAGCACCTTGCCGAAGGGGATCGCCCCGAGGCCGGCTTGTGTGGCAACCTGCAGCGGCTCGTAGGACTCGCGGCTGCCAAACGTGCGCTCGAAGAACTGGGCCGGCAGCTCAGCCGCACCGGAGGCCAGAGACCCGATGACCCCGCCAGGGGCACCAAACACGCCCGCGAGGCCACGGAGCGCGAGGCCGGCGTAGTCGCCCCAGCCGCGCCGCCTGGAGCCGCCAGCCGCACCTCCAGCGTTCGGGTCCGTCGAGAGGTACTGACGGCCCGACCCGCCCGAGCTGCTCATGCTCTGGCCGGCGTTGGGGTCTCGCGAAAGATACTGCGGCATCGACCGTTACCGGACGGCGACCCAGCCCTGGCCGTCCCACTCGGCGTTCTGACCGTTGATGACAGCACGCGTGCCGACTGCCGGCCCACTCGATCGCGTGGTGGACTGCGTTAGGCTGCCGGGCTGCTGCATGCCAACGCCGAGGCGCCCGGCCAGGGCGTCGTAGTGCTGCTGGTACTTCTGCGCGTTGGCGCGATCGCCGCGCGCCGCGTAGCCGTCGATGATCCGTTGCAGGGTGCTCAGCGCGGTCTGCGCGTTCTCGCCCGAGACGCGGCCCGTCATGACGTCACGATCGGCGGCGCCTCGGATGTTGGCGACGTCACGCGCGCCCTGAGCACGGATGGCATCGTCGTAGCCGGCTGCTTCGCCTCGGGTGCGCGCCAGCCGTTCGTCCAGCTCCAGCTCCTGCTGCATCTTCGGCAGGCCGCGGCGCCAGAACTCGTGACTCCGCTGTTGCCCGATGATGTCTTCGCCGCGCGCCTGCGCCATCGCCGAGCGCTCGGCGCCAGGTACCTCGAAACGGCCCGCGATGTCATCCATCTCGGCCGCGCGATCCATCGGCGTCATCATCGATCGACGCGCCGCGTTGCCGCGCGCCCGCTCGATGTCGATCTCCGACTGCTCATCGAACTGCGGCATGAGACCGAGGCGCCGTGCTTCGGCGACTCCGCCCTCGACGGTGCGGTTCGAGAACAACCGGCCCATGACGTCGGCACCGCCGCCTTCGTTCTGCGCCTGGAGGAAGCGGTTCTTGCCCTCCATGCCGCCTTCGCGGAACGCGTCTTCGGCGTCGTCGAAGCCAACACCGGCCGCGCCCGCCAGTCCACGCATTGCTGACCCGCGCTGCATACGCCCCCCTCGATCACTGCCGCCAAGCACCCCGCCGCTGTAGCCCGCGAACGCCGTTCGATCGGCCATGCCGGTATCGAATGCGTACTGCGCGCGGCGTTCCAGCAGATCGCTCCAGCCCTTCGCGTCGGTCGGCGACAACCCGGTCTTGCCCGTCCCGCCAGGAGCCGCACCGGGGTTCTCACCCATGTAGGACTCGAACGCGCCGATGCGCTCACGGCGCCGCCGCTCCCGATCCATCAGATCCTGTTCGCTGCCCTCGACACCCTGGCCGGAGAATCCCCCGACCGGCATACGCAGTCCCTTGGTACGATCGCGCCCCGCCGTGTAGGCCGAGTAGGCATCGCCGTACATCAGTACACCCGCCCCTGCTTCTGGAAGACGCGCCGCAGCGTTTCCATCGGCGTCCCCATCGTGCGATCGCCCAATCCCTGCATCGTGCTCTGCGCCGCTTGATCGTCAGCCCAGCCCGGTCCCGGCGGCGCCGGAATGGACTGCTGCAGCATCGTCATGGCGGTTTCGCGCTCGGGGGCTGGTGCCTGTGGTGGCGGCGGCGGTACCGGCGCCATCATTTGCGGCGGCGGCGCCTCCGGTTCTGGCTTCGCGTCCGGATCCCAGACTTGCAACGACGCCGATTGCCTCCGGGCCATTAGTAGAAGCTCCCGTAAATCTGCGTGAGCAACGACATGCGCCGGTTCTGCGCGTCGATCCGCTGGTTCTCGTACTGCAGATCGAGATCGGCGTTGTACTCTTCGTTGCGATTGCGGCGATCGACGTTCCGCTGCTCGGAGTCGTACGCGCGACCCGCGGCGGCCTCGGCCAACGTCCGATCGGCTTCTCCGAGCTGCCCGAGGCCCGCTTCGTACAGGCCGCCCGTGCGTTCGGCCTCGATGCCCGATCCGCCAATGCCGCGCCGGGCCATCGAACCACGCAGGCCCTTCATGGCCGCCTGCATCGCCATCCCCGTACGTTCCTTGGCTCGACCGTAGCTGGCCGCCTCAGCCGCGCGATCGTACGGGTCCGTCACATTGCCCGTCTGGTGGACCGGAATGTGCGGTACCCGATTGGGATCGACGTTCTGGTTCGTGCCTTCCTGTTGGCCGTACTGGTTGTCGGGGTCGTACACCTGCAGGGCAGGGCCGCCCCCGAGCGGCATCTTCAGATTGATGCCCGCCGCCCGCGCGAGGCTCTCCATCGCACGGCCCTTCCGATAGGAGTCGCCCTGCTGCTTCCGGGTCTCCATCTGCTGATCGAACATCCGGCGGCGGTAATAGGACGCGGACATAGTCGGCCCCCTGAAACTTACGGAATTGTAATCGACTTATCCCTCGGGCGTGCCAGCCAACCCGCTGAGGCCGATGGCGCCCGCAAACGCCCCCGTGACCGCCCCGTAGAGCGCCCGGCGGCCGACGACGCTGAAGCCGAACTTCGCATCCGGCTCGACTTTGCGCGTCTTCTTGAACACCTCGACGTCAATCGTCACGGCGGCGACGGCGCCTGAGATGGCTCCGAAAATTGCCTTCTGCAACAGGTTTTCCAACATCGGTCTGCTCCTTTTAGAGAGTGATTTCGTCGCCGAAGAGGGTCAGCACGAGCTGCGATCCCACGCTGGCGTGTGCGGCGATGATCTCGGCCGCCGTCAGCACCCAGTACACCGGAATGATGCGAACGCTGGCCGGCTGCCCGGCCGCGGCCGCAGGAATCGAGTACCCGTCGAACATGCGAACGCCGGCCGCGTCGGATCCGATCGACATGGTGAGCGTGATGACCGCGCCAGGGTTCGAGAGGTGGATTTCCCGAATGATGGCCTTCGTGCTCGACGGGACCGTGTACTTCGTCGCGGTCGTGTTCGTGAGCTGTGCCGGTCCAAACAGCCGCTTTGGCGTCACTGCCATGAGTTCACCCTGCCACCAGTTCGCACACCATATTCCAGATCACGCCCGTGTTATCACCGGCTGTGATCGTCCAGGCCGTGCCGTCGCGCTTCTTCATGGTCAAGAGGTTCGTCGAGACGCGCGAGATCGACTGCCCTGTGTCCTGAGTCGCAAAGCCGGTCGCATCCGTGTAGACGTTGAACCCGAACGAGTCGTTGGTTCCAAACGTCCAGCCAGTCGGCGCCGTCAGCCGCAGCTCGGTGGGGCCGGCCACCGTCACGTCGGTGTTGATGATGGCCCCTTTCACGAACCCCTTCATGCCGACACGCGCGTACTTGTAGTACGCCAAGTCGCCTGAGTCCACTGTCCACGTCGCCCCGTTGTTGGCGGTGAACGTGAGATCCGCGTACGCCATGTCGCGCCACTCGACGTGATCGAGGATGTCGAACAGCGATCGCTGCAGTCGGCACATTTCGCCGTAGAGGATCGGATCCTCGTCGAAAATCTGGCGCGGCGGCTGATCGAAGACGAGCGACTGCAGCAAGCTATTTGGTGACGGAATCTGCGCTTCGACGTCGCCGATCGCATTGGCAATCTGATCGCTCAGAGCCTGGATGCGGCGGAACAGGTTCTCGAAGTTCTTTTCGATGATCTCCATCGCGTGCGGCGTGGCCTCGCGCGGGATCTTGTCGGTGAGCGAGAACTTCCGGAAGGTCGGGGTCGCCATTACCGACGCCCCACTTCGTTGAACGGCAGCTCGAAGCCGTAGAGTTCGACGTCCTGATTCTCGACGTCATGCGTGAAGCGGAGCTTCAGCAGACGGCCGACGCCGAAGCGCGACAGCCGCGTGCGGAATGCCGTGAGCGCGATGTTCCGGTTCGTGCTTGACGACGCGCTGAGATCGCCGACAAACGGGGTGAGGATCAGGATACCCGCGCCCTGGGGCTTGGTGAAGATCGTCGGCTGATCCCAGAAGTGCGTGATGTCCGGGGCGCCGCCCGAGAAGAACTTCGTGATCCAGTCGATCGCAATGCCGGTGGCGTTGCCGCTCGAATCCTGATCAGCCGCGCCCGACTGGTTCATGAGGTACAGGATGCCGTCTGTGCTGCCCACGAGCGGCCGCGGCTGGCCTTCGTCGTCCGTCACTAGCCCAACGGCGGTCGGGGTGAACGCGGCCGTCCGATGCGGTCCGAGCCACTCCTTCTTGCGAATATCGTACGCGACCCAGCGGTCGAGATTCGAGGAATTCACAGCCGCCAGATGCAGCTCGTACGTATCCTTGATCGGGTTATAGTGCGCCCGTGCATTGGGGAACTGTTCGCGATTGAAATAGCTGTCGGATTTGAACCACGGATCGACCTTGTCGAGCGAGAGCGGCATGACACCCTGCGGCCCCACGGCATAGACGCCGTCCGACGACAGGAAGTAGCCGACGTCGCGGATCACGACGCAGGTATCCGGCGCGATGATCCCGACACCTTCAGCCACCACGACGACTTCAAAGTCGCTCTCGTCGTAGCCGATCATCTTGAGCAGCCGCTGGCGCTTGCCGAAGATCAGCTCGTCGCGACGGGGCAGGAAGCCGGTGACGCCGTACGCGTCCTCGCCCTTGGGTTGCGCGAGGAAGAGGTTTCCTTCGGACCACGTATAGAAGAGATCCTCGTCGGTGTGCCGCAGCTTGTCGATGTCCTCCGGCTCGGACCCGACCCCCCAGATGCGATTCCGCCACACGGCCATCAGGGTCATGTAGGTACCGGGCACGGTACCGGGCGGATTGCCGAGTTCGGGGTTGGCCGGCAGCAGCTCCAACGCCGCATCGGCCATCGTCGTCGTGTACGTCGTCGTTGTGATGTCGTCGAGATCGGCCATCGCGAAGAAGACCGAGCCGTTCGAGACCGTACGGTAGAGCCGGCGACCCGTGGCCGGCGATCCAGACGGCGGCAACCCGATGGCCGAGATGGCGAGGCCGGTATTCGACAGCGAGATTTCGGCAAACTCCGAGAGCGGTGATTCGTTGACGGTGTTCCCGTCGCCGTCCTTCTGGATGAACGAGTATTTGACCCGGTACGTGCCAATCAGACCTGTTCCAGCGCCGGCCGCCAACGTCACGGGCGTAACCGGAGCCGCCATCGTCGCCAAAGCCGTCGAGAGATCGACCGGGTTGACGATGATGTTCTGCGAGACCGCGTTCGTGCAGAGAATCTTCTGCCCGAGGATCGCAAAGCGCATCCGGCGTGTCGAGTCGATCGTGACGCCTGACGGCAGCGTCAGCGTGACGATCGTCCCGGCCGAGTTCACAGCCTGGAGCGACGTGCCCGCGTGGACGAGGGTGAAGATCACGTATCCGACCCCGTGACGCCCGCGATGGGCGCCAGCTCGGTCAGAGTCACGGGCCGCGACCACACGCCGCCCGTTGTGCGCTTGATGGTGTAGCCCGTGGCGGCCGCAAGCGACCCGTACGGGTAGTAGAGTGCGTCGTCGAAGACGTACGGCGTGCCGGGCATTTCAGCCGCGTTCTCGCCGAACGTCGCGACGAGATCGAGGTTGACGGCCCACGCGCCGGCATTCAACCGGTAGATCCGCTGCGCCACGTTGACGGTGTCGTACCACGAGACGTAGAGATCGCTGTTGAACTCGCAGAAGCCCCAGAAGATACCGTCGTCGGTGGCGCCCGTGAAGCTCGTTGTCCAGGTACCGGCGGCGTCCCGCGTGAGGATCAGACTCAACGTGCCGACGCCGTCGCCGAGCGTGCCCGCGTAGAGCACGCCGTTGAACGTGATGAGCTGGTAGCACGTCAGGCCGGCGGCGAACGTCTCGTCGAGCGTCCACGTCAGCTCGGTGTCCGGATCGATCGAGTAGACAACGCCCGGCGTTGTGTTGAACCCGGCGAAGAGTCGGCCGTACGCGAACGCCAGAGACGCCGTCGCCGCGATGGACAAGGCGTTGCCGACTTGGCTCAACGCGCCCGTCGAGGGACGGTACGCGTAGATCCGCGCGAGGCCACCGCTGTCATAGGTGGCGATGTACACGACGCCGTTGGCAACAAAAAGATCGGTATTGAACACGGTGCTGATCGCGCCGAAATCTTTGAGCATCACGAACGTGGTCCCGTCCCACGAGTAGAGCCGGAGGTTCGTCGTGAGGCCATTGGTCGTCGTGAAGTACATCTTCCGGTTGACAGTCGCGGTCATGCGGCCGTTGTTGACCACCGGGAAATCGGGGAAGTTCGTGATCGCCGCGACCGCAGCGTAGGTCGTTCCGTCGCTCGACGCGCGCCACTGGTTCGGCACGCCGGCTGTCGAAGCACAGATCAGGTGCCGGTACGGGATGATGCCGGCTCCGCCGAAGGCTTCGGTGTCGAGCGGAACGTTGGTGAAGGACTGAATCGAGCCGGCCAGGGCGGTCGTGTTCAGCCGCGTCAGGCTGCCGCGCTTCTTCAGGCCGCCTTCGCCCTCATCATCGGGAAATTCGGCGTTCTGTGCCTGCCGCCACGCGCCATCAGGAATGTGCAGCGGCGACCGGACGAGATCAACGCCCAGCGTCCCGAGATTGTAGACATTGATCTTGCCGCCCACGCGTTAGCCCCCAATGCCAACAAAGCACTCGAAGGACTGCCAGAGGAACTGCCGCGCCACGCCCGACTCTTTCGTCGTCGCGCCCCAAATATGAAACGCCGTGACGCCGGTCACGGGGACGTTGTCGGTCTTCGCGACTTCGGTCCCGTCGTTCACCGAGTAGTAGATGGTGGGCGTCCCGGTCCGCACGAACCGGATGCGGAGCTTGTAGGTGGTGCTGGCCTGGATCGATCCCAGGTTGCCCGAGGTGGCGGTCGAGGCGCCGTTGATCGAACTGTAGCCCATCCAGCCGGTGTCGCTGGCCGGCGTCGAGTACCGGATGAACATGGCACCGTTCGAGGCCGTGCCAAGCGTCTCGCTGTCCGTCATCGCCACCGACGAGAGACCCGCAATCAGGCGGATCAGCGTGATCGTCGCGGGCGTGCGAACCACGTAGCTGCAGTCGATGTCGTCTTCCCACCACCGGAGCTGGCTGCCCGTCGTGCTCATGTACGACGTGTTGCCATCGACGGTACCGGTGCTCCATGTGCCGAACGACCCCTGGCCGGTCACGAAGGTGCGCGTGTGGCTGTTCAGGGAGTTCCCAGTCGGCGCCGCCGAAAACCCGATCCAGCCGGCGCCGAGGCCCGGTGTCGAAGAGTCGTTCACGGCATGGCGGAAGTGCTGATAGGGCGCCGTGTCGCCGAAGCCCATCATCGGGTACCAGCCGTACGCCGTCGAACCGCCGCCCCGCTTGAGATACATGCGGCCGTTGGTCGTGTTGCGGTACATCCGGCCGGCCGCGCCCGTCGTCACGCCTTGAGGGTTGCCGGCGCCGGTCAAGATCATTTCCGCGTTCGTGACGGAGATCGCCGCAAACGTCGGGCTGTCCGTCGTTCGCACGTTCTGATCCATCGCGTATAGCTCGTTGGCACCTTGGCCGGTGTTCAGGGTCGCGGCCGCCCACGCGCCGGTACCCGTCAGCGCGCCCGTGACTTTGTTGAAAATCAGCGCGGCGACTCCGCCGAAGCTGCCGCCGTCGTTGAACTGCACCATCGTGTCGGAGCCGCCAGGGGTGCCGGCGACGTCGTCAGCACACGTCCAACCGCCCGCACCGTCCGACGCCGGATGCTGACTGAGCGTGCAGCCAGTGGGGAGCGACTGACCGGCCGGCAAGACAAACGGGAATGCCGTTGTCCCAAGCGCGATCCCCGTCCGTGACGGCAGGAGCGCCGACGTCGTGACTTGCAGCATCGAGCGGCCGCCCGACCAAATTTCGGTGGCGCGCTGATCGGCGGTACCCAAACAGACACCGGGCGGGCAGAGATTCGTGACGAAGTTCTGGCGCGCATCGGCCGGCATCGCGAGTGCGACGAACGCAGCGATGAGTACCGCTTTCGTGAGTCGAGACATTAGAACCCCCAGCCCCAGTCGTCCTCTTCAAACACGCCTTGAACGACTTCCGGCTCTTGAATTTGCCGCGGCGTCAGCTCACGGCAGAGCGCCGCTTTGTCGGTCGCGTAGACCGCCAGCCATTCGGCATCTGGCGCGCGGTCTTCTCGTTCCTTCGCGCGGGCGTAAGCCACGATCCAGGCAATAAGCGCGTTATCCGATCCGCCAGGAATCGGATTGTTGCTGGCGGCGACGACGGCCGACAGCACTTGGTTGTACGCCACAGCAAGGTTCGCGGCCGAACTGATCTGGGGCGCCACGCGAATCGTCGGCGCTCCGACCGGCGCCCCAGGGTTCATGACGTCGTAGTACAGCACGACGTTCTTCGGCTCGACCGGGCCGCGCGCACGCGCGGACACGAAACGCGGATCGTTGTAGTCGGCCGGGACGAAGATCAGGCCAGGGTTCGGGTTCTGCTGGCCGACGACGCGCGGTTCGATCGAGACGATCCGGAAGACGTCAGTCGGCACGCCCGTGATCGACGACGAGCTGGCCGCCAGCGACATATTCGTGATGTCGATGGTGATGAAGTAGTGCTGGTACAGGTCGTTGATCCGCCGCCACAGATCCGTGATGCCGTTGTTGGCGATCAGGAGCAGCTCATCATCGGTCCAATACACCGCAGTCGTTTCGTTCAAGTGACTGCGGGCTTGGGTGAGGATCGACGACATCAGGGTCGCCATCGTCGATCCTCCCTAGATTTGTGCAGGCGTCAGCGCTCCGCCAGGAGTGGGCCGGTAGTAACAGGTGATCGCCCAGACCGCGCCCATGCCCGCCGCCGAATTGCTGATCTTCAACGCTTGGCCGGCGGTGATGGGGATGCCGTCCGGGCCGAAGTCCCAGTGGATCGGCCCGAGACCCGGTGACGCTTTGGACTTGGCGTACACGACCGGCGTCCCCGCGTCGTCCTGCAGC